CGGGAATCGCGCCCACCGGTCGCTCAGGGGGCTCAACAAGTGAAGGAGCGACTCCTTCGCCGAGTCTAGGACAGGTTGCTGATGACTGATTATGGAAGAATTGGCTTGGTTCAACCATTTGATCTCCGGCAACCTGTCCGCCCGTGGTATAGATGGCTACTATGCCGATTCCACCAATGTGGAGGTAAAGTCGACCATGACGATGAATCAGTCTTCTGGCGATGCTCCACCTGTGGCAAGGTCATTCGTTGATGGACCCTAAACTTATCTCCTGGCTTGCCTCAGTCAAAGACGATCCCCTGGCGTTCGTCCTAGGCGCATTCCCTTGGTCCGAAGAGGGTGCCTTAGTCAAGTTCGATGGGCCGTTGGTTTGGCAAAGAGAGATTCTGGAGAAGATTCGTCTTGGCCTCCTCTCTACATCCGAGGCCATCCAACTCGCCACTGCCTCCGGCCATGGTATCGGCAAATCCGCCCTAGTCGCCATGATCACCCTCTGGGCCTTCATGACCTACCCCGATACCCTCGGTGTCGTCACTGCTAATACCGAAACCCAGCTAAAGACCAAAACCTGGGCCGCTATGGGCAAGTGGTTCAACCTCTGCTGGTTTGCCAAGGACCACTTCACCCTAACCGCCACGGCCCTACTCTCTAGGGACCCTTCCCGCGAACGCACTTGGCGAATCGACATGATCCCTTGGTCTGAGAAGAACCCAGAGGCTTTCGCTGGGATGCATAACAAAGGCAAGCGCCTATTGCTGATAATGGACGAAGCTTCCGCCATCCACGACTTAATCTGGGAAACAGCCGAAGGTGCCCTGACTGACGACGAGACCCAAATCCTCTGGCTCGCGTTCGGCAACCCTACTCGTAACTCTGGTCGATTCAAAGAATGCTTCGCAGGTGGCAAACATGCAGAATTCTGGAACACCCGCCAAATTGACTCCCGCACAGTCCCCATTACAAACAAAGCTAGATTTGACAAGTGGATCAAAGTCTACGGAGCCGATTCTGACTTTGTCCGTGTACGCGTCCTCGGGCAATTCCCTCGTGTCGGTGAAATGGAATTCTTCTCCGCAGCCGATATTGATGCGGCTATGTCAGCAGACCGAGAGGTCTATGTGGACCTTCATACACCACTTGCTATCGGAGTCGATGTTGCCCGGTTCGGGCAGAACAACTCCGTCATCTTCCCCAGGAAAGGCCGAGACGCTCGAACCATCCCCAGACAATCCTACAATGGCATCTCCACTGTTGAACTCGCTAATAAAGTCCACGAAACCTTCTTTGCCCTCCACCCTGATGGAATCTTCATCGACGGAGGTGGAGTAGGCGGTGGCGTTGTGGACAACTGCCGGTCCCAGCGACTATTCGTCTATGAAATCCAATTCGGTGGTAAAGACGATATTACCGGTGTTGTCTTTGACAATCAAGGCGAACGCTACGCCAACAAACGAGCGGCTATGTATGGAGCAGTACGCGCCTGGCTGAAAGGTGGAATGCTCCCTGCTGATCCAGACCTCCGCACCGCCATGCTCGCCATTCGCTATACCTTCAATAACAAAGATGAAATTCTCCTCGTCTCCAAAGAAGACTTAATGGATGACAATCCATCCCTCGTCCTCGATGACCTCGACGCTCTCGTCCTCACCTTTGGTGGACCCCTAGCCGCCAATTCTCGAGCCGGCGGCGAGCATCCACAGAGGCCCTTGATCGAGTCTGAATGGGACCCGTATGCCAAGGAAAGAATGATCGCATGAGCTTCCTCAAGCCTGCCGCCCCAACCATCGCCCCTCCCATCGTCCCCGAGGCCATCCCGCCAGTTATGAACCCCCAGGGTACCAAGCCAGCACCTAAACGCCAACAGACCTCCTTTCTTGGTGCAGCCTCAGTGCCCCAGCAGCAATCCGGTGGGTCCACCGGTAAGACCCTTCTCGGCCAATGATAGTCCCCTTCAATCAAAAGCCAACTACTAAGTCAGGCCAGCCAATGCCTGACACGCCTCCAGCCGTCTTCCTCGCCATGGCTGCGGCCCAGATGCATGAGCAGGGGAGGCTGTTTGAGCCAGAGTCCAAGGCGCCTGATTTATATGAAACGCGTCCACAAGCTTCGTTAGGCGGACGTTCTATTGTGGAAACTAATAACCCTGAACTTGGTCCTACCGATGTAGAGTTAAGGGATAGAATGAATAGATTCGAACAGCAGAATCGAAATCGCTGATGCGCCAAATAAGTGAAGCCGACTACTCCTTCCGCCGATACTCCGAAGGTCGCCTAATCGGCCTTCGCGTCAATCGCTATTCCTGGTGGACCCACTGGCGAGAACTTGCTGATTACTTCCTTCCGAGGAGATACAAATGGATCGTGACTCCAAACCAAATGGCTCGCGGATCGCCGATCAATCAACATATCTTAGATTCATCGGGATGTATCTTTGCAAGAAACTTGGCATCAGGTTTAGTGAGTGGGAAATCCTCTCCAACACGGCCTTGGTTCAAGTTGAAGATTGGCAGACTAGACTCGACCCAGACCTCCCCTATCTCTCTTTGGTTAGCAGAATGCGAGAGGCTTCTATATCTGATTTTCGCTGAGTCCAACTTCTACAACGCCATCGCCGTCTTCTATTTCGACCTTGTCATCTTTGGCACAGCCGTCCTCTTGATCTACGAAGACTTCGAAAACGTAATCAATTGCTTCAACCCCTGCGCCGGTGAATATTACGTCGACATCGACGGTAAATACCGCCCTTGCATCTTCTACCGTGAATTCACCATGACGATCTCAGCCGTCGTCAACGAATTCGGCATCGACAACGTCTCAGAGAATATCGCCAGACTCTACAAACAAACCGACGGCGCCAACCTCACTCGCGAAGTCATTGTAGCCCACTCTATCGAACCCAACGACGATGGCAAGGTTGCAGAGTTCGGCTTCTCCAACAAGTTCACCTATCGAGAAGCCTATTGGGAATGGGGCGGGTCTGCCTCTCCACAAGGCGGCGCCTCCTCCCCTCCTGGCTTCCTCCGCAAGCGAGGCTACTTTGAACAACCCAACATCTGTACTCGCTGGGACCTTGTCTCCAATGATCCCTATGGGCGATCCCCAGCCATGGACGGCCTACCAGATCAAAAGCAACTCCAACTCGAATCGCGCCGCAAGGCCCAAGCGATCGACAAGATGGTAAACCCGCCCCTTGTCGCTGATATCCAACTAAAGAACCAACCTGCCTCACTCCTCCCAGGAGGAATCACCTATGTCTCTGGCTACGCCGCTTCAGGCAAACCTGGCTTCTCCAGCGTCTACGATACCAAGTTCCCAGTCGGCGAAATCACCGAGGACCTTAACGAAGTTCGAGAACGACTCAAGAAGACTTTCTTCAACGATGTCCTCAATACCGCATCTCAGTATGAAACCCGTTCTAATGTCACAGCAGTTGAGTGGGACATGCGGAAAAGTGAGTCTTTGGTCATGCTCGGTCCAGCCCTCGAGCGAATCGACAACGAAGGTCTCAAGCCAATCATCGAACGAGTCTTCGCCATAGCTGCCCGGGCTGGCATCTTCCCTCCAGCCCCAGATGAAATCGCTGGCAAGAACCTGGACATTGAATTCGTCTCGATGCTTCAACAAGCCCAACAAGCCACCGCAGCCGCAGGGATCGAACGCATGTTCGCCATTGCTGGAAACATCGCCGGAATCGATCCAGCCGGTGTTGACAATATCGACTTCGATTATGGACTTGACAAAATGTCTTTCCTCCTGAATAATGATCCTAAGCTTATCCGTTCACCCGAAGCTTTGGCCTCTATCCGTCAACGTCGAGAACAACAACAAATGCAAGCCGAACGTGCAGCCCAGGCGGAGCAACTTGCCAAGGCCGCCAAAGTCGCTAGCGAAACCCAAGTCGGTGGCGGCCAATCCGCTTTGCAAAGCATGGGAATTGGACAATGAGAGAAGAAGTTGAAAAGCTCTATCAACAAGGCGTTCCCTATAGGCAGATTGCCAAGCGCCTAGGAATCTCTGTAGGTAAGGTTGCAGGTATCATCCGTCGTCTAGGGATTGCCAAGAAAGAAGACACCTGTCGTTGCTTCAATGCCAGTAAGGACCGTGTGAAGATTATAGTATTCCAGCCAGAGCGTGACTTGAGTGAGCCAAAGACTATCGTCTCTCCTTACTCCTCACCTAAACAACGCGCTGCCTACGAAGAACTCCGCAAGGCAGTAGAAAACACCCGATGACTTACTTCTGGATAGGGCTTGGTATTTATGCAATAGGATTTATACTTATGCTTATTCTTGAAGCAAATATTGGTCCTGTGACGTTAAGTCTAGCTCTGCTCCGAGCTACTGTTTGGCCAATCTATATCGTCACCGGTTGGCCTCAAGGTGTAGCTGGAGGTTATTGATGACCTACGAAGCAAAGCCAAGATTCGGTTCATCGGTTGCAGATTGGCATAGCAAGTTTGCTTGGTTACCAATAAATACATACGACCGTGGCTGGAAATGGCTTTGCTTCGTTGAACGCCGTAGAATACAAAAGCATTATTATCTAGATGGCGGTGGAGCAGACTTCTGGTGGCAATATAGGGCGCGTCTTCGATGACCTACGACGCTAGCGATCGTAAATCCATCCGGCGGGCCGAGAAGGCCTCTCGTCTAGCCGATCGTGCTCGTCAGGAAGTCATTACCAATCTCATGTCCACCACCTTCGGTCGAGCTTGGCTTTGGGATATCCTTACCTCCTGCCACGTCTTCGCCCAGACCTTCTCCCCCGATCCACTCATGACTGCATTCGGCGAGGGCCGTCGAGCCGTGGGCCTAGCCCTCCTTGCCGATGTAATGTCCGCCTGCCCCGATCAATACATAACCGCTGCGAGAGAAGCCAATGTCAGACACAACAGTGACGACCGAAGCTCCGCTACCGAACAGTCCGGAAGCCCGGACCCCGACGGGGGAGTTGAAGGACGTGGCGCAGACGACGACTACGACCCCTATAGAGGAGAAGTCACTTGAACCGAAGGCCGAGCCCGAAAAAGATGGTAACACTCTTCTTACAGAAAAGAAGGAATCGCCTACTGGTGCGCCAGAGAAGTACGAAGACTTCAAGCTCCCAGAAGGCGTCAAACTCGAAGGCGAAACCCTAAAGTCCGCCACTGAACTCTTCAAAGAACTCGGTCTCCCACAAGCCAACGCCCAGAAGCTAGTCGACTTCCACCTTTCCCAAATCAAAGCCGCCACTGAGGCCTCCTCTAAGGCCTACGACGATATGCGAGCCGCTTGGCAGACCGCTGCCAAAGCCGACGCCGAAATCGGCCCCCACATGGCGAAGATCAAAGAAAACGTCGGTCGCCTGTACGATGCAATCGGCGATGCCAAACTGGTTGCCGATTTCAAATCCATCATGGACCTTACCGGTGCAGGTGACAATCCCGCCTTCATCAAGGTCCTCAACAAAATCTCTTCCTTCGTGACCGAAGGTAAGCACGTATCTGGTGCTCAACCATCCAAATTCGGTCAATCCGCACCCGGTACATCCGAGCGACCCTCAGCGGCTCACGCTCTGTACCCTAACAATCCGTAACCCAACCGCATGGCGGTCGAACAGCAAAGCTCAGATGGGATACTGATAACCACCAGTCCTTAACCCCTTAATGGAGAATACAACCCATGGCTGCGATTGGCAATACTGCCTTAACGTATGCTGACTGGGCAAAACGTATGGATGACGGTTATCGTGTAGCGTCCATCATCGAATTGCTCTCTCAGACCAACGAAATCCTAGATGACATGCTCGTCGTCGAAGGTAACCTCCCCACCGGACACAAAACCACCGTCCGAACCGGTCTCCCACAGGCCACTTGGCGGCTGCTCAACAACGGCGTCCCCAACGCGAAATCTACCACCGCGCAGATCACCGATACCTGTGGAAACCTCGAAACCTACGCGGTAATTGACAAGGACATCGCCGATCTCAACGGCAATACCGCTGAGTTTAGGCTGTCTGAAGTCAAGGCCTTCCTTGAAGGCATGTCCCAACAGGTTGCCTCCACCGTGATCTACGGCAATCAGCATATCAACCCGGAACGCTTCACCGGCCTCGCTCCTCGGTACTCCACTAAGAACACTGCCAACTCCCAAACTGCCAACAATGTCCTCGACGGTGGTGGAACCTCCAATACCAATACCAGCATGTGGATCGTCACTTGGGGTTCTGACACTTGGCATGCAACCTTCCCGAAAGGCAAGATCACCGGCCTTCAACACCGCGATATGGGTGAATGGCCAGTAACTGACGCCAATGGTAACACCTACCAAGCCTACCGTGACCATTTCAAGTGGGAAATTGGCATGGTCGGCCGTGATTGGCGATACGCAGTTCGCATTGCCAATATCGACGTGACTCAACTCACCGGTGTCTCCGCTGCGAACCTGATCAACCTGATCGTCAGGGGTTTGTATAGGATGCCTACCGCTCCATCCATGGCAACTGCGATCCAAACCTCGGATACTCCCGAAGTCCGGGCCAATATGGGCCGGGTCGTCATCTACTGCAACCGCGTGATCCGCACCTACCTTGATCTCCAAGCGATGAACAAAACCAACGTTTTGCTTCGCCTCGAAGAGTTCAACGGCAAGGTCGTGACCACCTTCCGTGGCATCCCAGCTCGCACCTGTGATGCGATCCTCAACAACGAGGCCCAAGTGGTCTAAAAGGAGCTACCGCTATGATCCTCGACGCCCTACTTCAATTCGACAACGCTGTGTCCCTTGCAATCGCAGTTGGTTCACAAGTATCCACCAATGTCATCGACCTCGGAATCACCTCTGGTATTCCCACTTCCGCCTCAGGCGGTGGAGCCAGAGACATCGGCATCGGTGACGATCCGGCAATGAAGCTCTTGGTCCAGGTCTCTACGACCTTTACCTCTGGCGGTGCAGCTACTTTGGCTGTCGCCCTTCAAGGCGCAGTCGACAACGGCGCTGGTGCCCCTGCCGCCTTCTCTACCTGGTGGACCTCACCAGCCTACGCCCTTGCTACCCTTGTGGCGGGAGCCCGACTCTACGATATGGATATGCCTAGGCCACCCGATGGCATCGCCATTCCTCGGTTCCTTCGACTCAACTACACCATAGGTGGCGCTACAGTCACTGCTGGCAACGTCTCATCCTACATCGTCCTCGATCGAGACGACCAGCCCTACCAAGGCACTGATAATTCCGTCATGGGTGGATACCCTGCCGGGATCAACGTCGCGAACTGAGGCCCAGTCATGAAAAGACTTCTCAAATACATAGGGGTGGCAGCCTTCGCTGGGCTTGCCACCCTAGCAGTGGCCCAACCTGTTATCTCAACCCAGGTCAATTCCAACACAGTCGTCCGAGCCGCACAAGGTCCTGGTGGCTCGGACAGTTGGCTTGGCGTCGATACTATTAGCAACCGCGCTCGATTTACCTCTACCACAGGGCAAACCGGAGCCGCTACTTCCACCGCCTCAGGCGGCACTCTCTATTGGATCGGCACGGCTCCAACAACTTGGGCCGTAACGCTTCCGCTTAACCCCACCGCCGGTGAATTGGTAACCCTTGTCACCGATACAACTCTCACTACCATGGTAACTGTTACAGCCAACACTGGTGATACCCTTCACGCCACCTACACCTCACAGACCCTTACCGCCCTTACCCCTGTAACCTTTCAGTATCAACTCTCCTCACGTACATGGTTCAGGTTAATGTAATGTCGCGTATCTCTCGTAGACACCTACTTCGTGGCGGTGGCGCTCTTGCTGCCACGAAGCTACTTACGCCTGCAAGTGCTGGTTTTATATTAGGCAAAGCTGGTGGTGGGGGAGGCTATCACGCTTTGGCGGTGCATTTTGACGGTAGCACATCACTATTATGTAACAGTCTAAGCTGCACCGACAGTCGGTATGTTCTCTATGTGGTGTGGACTAAGCTTCCGCTGCCTTTATCCAGCAATAGAGGTTCCACGTTACTGTGTTCAGACCCCGATACCGAAGTGAACAATTTATTTAATATCTCAGTCAACAATAGCGGTAATTCCCTAATTGTGTTTGAGACTGGCGCGATTCCATTCAGCAGTGGAAATACAAACTATGTAGCTGTCCAGAACCCATGGAATGAGGGGTGGTTAAATCTCATTTATGTCATTGATTCATTACACGCTGCTGGTGTGAAGCCAAAGGCAGTCTATATCAATGATGTTCTAGTCCCCGATACCAATACAGATACGAGTGGCCCCTACGTTGCCCAGTTCAACGGTCTCAAGACAACTATCGGGACGGATAATTTCGACCTCGTACTCGGCGACATCGCCGATATGCAGCTTTACCTCTTGTCAAATGACCCGTTTGTCGCTGGGGCGCTTCCAGAGGCAACTCGTCGCCTGTTTATTGGCGCCAATGGCAAGCCGGTAAACCCGGCGACTGCGATGGCAACGCTTGGAACTCCGGTGTTGATATTCAGCGGTGATGCGATAACCTTCCCCACCAACCAAGGTACTGGTGGTGCATTCAGCCTTACCGGCACCCTGACCAACGCCACCACAAGCCCGAGTGATTAAACCGTGAAACCCAATGGAGATATCTACATGCGCAAATACATCATTCCTTCTTTGCTTATTCTAGCTCTGGGTCTCGGTCTTGCCGTTGCCCAGAACATCACCAAGGCCCTCCAACTATCTCAAGACGCAACTGGCGCCTTTGGCGTTGATACCAGCAACGGTGTCTACTTCCCTGGCCACATCCTATCCACAGGCAAACCGGCTCCGGCACTAACTGCCTGTGTCACTGGAGGCACTCCCACCTTGGTCGGTACTGACTTCTCTGGCGTTATCACAGCAGGAACTACTGCCTCCACTTCTTGCGTTGTAACCTTCGGCACAGCCTATGTAACAGCGCCAAACTGCGTTGTCTCTTGGCAATCTGGGCCATTGGCTGCAATGTCTTGGGCTACCTCAACTACGGCCCTCACTATTACCCAAACCTCCAATGCGAGTTCTAAAATCGCATACATCTGTACGAGTGCATCATGAGAAAGCTTAGCGCTGGACTTCTACTCCTTCTTGGGCTAGCCAGTCCGGCGTTAGCCCAGACTAAGTTTACCCTACCTCCTCCATCTGGGGTCTTCCTTGGTGGGTATCAAGTTGTCACCACCTGCGGAGCAGCCTCAGGCCTAGCTGCAGGAAACCTCGCCTTCGGTGCAATGGATACCACAGGGGCAATTTGTACCTCGGCCACAGGTGGTGGAGGAGGTGGTGCTGCCACCATCGCCAACGGAGCCGATGTAGCTGAAGGCTCTACTACCGATGCTGCCTCTACCGCTGGCGGCACTGGTACCCTCTCTGCCAAGCTTCGCTTGATGACAACTCAGCTTGGTACTATCAATACCACCCTCGGTTCTCCCTTCCAAGCTGGGGCCTCAATCGCCAATACCACCTTTGGTGCAACCCAAGCTACTGCGGCCAATCTTAATGCTACCGTAGTTGGCACCGGTACCTTCGCTGTTCAAGCAACTACTCAAGGCGCTGTCAATATCACCCTGACCGACTGCTCCGGAACCATCGCCGCTGGTGGCGCGGCCCAAAACGCTTTCACTGCTGCCTCTACCCGTCACGGCTTCACCATCGCCAACATAGATACTACCGAAGTCCTTTGGATGTCCTTTACCACAACTGCCGCCGCCTCTGGCACAGGTTCCTATCCTTTGGCTTCAGCTACAGCTGTCACCTTTACTGGGCTCTCTTCTTTTACCAGCCCTCCAGGTATGGGGATCAACACTGCCCTTTCTGTAATCGCTGCCACCACTGCACATAAGTTCTCCTGTACGGTTTGGTAACATGAAGCGCTTAGCCTCCTTTGCAATAGTCTTCTTCTTCTTCCTCGTCGTGCCCACTGATGCTCAATTCCAGCGTGAATGCCGATATGGCTTTTGTAACTCATCTACGACACTCGTATTTGACCCATTTTGGACCAGCGTCAAATTATTGATGGGTTTCAACGGCTCTAACGGGTCCACTGGCGCCCCAGGTATGACTGACGAGAGTAGTGCCGCACATGGTACAGCTACCGTCGCCGGGGGACCGCAGATAAGCACGGCGCAGTCAGTATTTGGAGGGTCGTCCATATTATTTAGTGCAAATGGAAATATTACCTTCCCCGATAGTGCTGACTTTGATTTATCAAACCAGTCCTTTACACTTGAAATGCGTTTTCGTCCGGCGTCGATAAGTGGAGGTATCTCCTTCTTAATTGATCAGTGGACTAGTCCTAATAATGGCTGGGCGCTTTATCAGAACAATGCCACCCTTAATTTTGATGGCAGTACGACCGGCTCAAATGATGTTGTCATAATAAGTGTCGCCAGCGCCTTAACCTTGAACACATGGATCGCTCTTTGCGTTGATTTCGATGGCACTAAATATCGAATGTACAAAGATGGCGTAATGATTGGTTCTTCGACTTCAACGATGACCTTCTTCAACTCGGCCAGTGTATTGGATATTGGTAACAATCCAGGGGCTGCTTTTTTTCTCAACGGCAACATCGATGAATTACGATACACCAAAGGCGTCGCACGTTACGCCAGCGATGGCGGATATACCGTGGCGACAGCGCAATTTCCGCGACAATGATCAGGTAGAGGCTGTAACCGTGCATCGTGGATTAGTAACTAGACGAGGACTTCTTCGAGCTGCCGGCTTTGCTGCGCCAGCAATACTACTATCGCATAGCGCCCCGGCACAATTCACCGGTTGCCTGCCAGCATTTTGCTCACGTCCTTCTTTCACCCCAGCGATCTCCGGCATAGTTGGCATGTGGGACGCAAGTAATTTCCCAAGCCTTACTCTTAGCGGAGCAGATATCCTCAGCGTCGCTGATGGAAGTGGTGGCGGTAATACTATGACTCCGGCCGGTAGTGGTCATAAACCACAATACAACGCAACTGGATTTAATTCACGTCCAGCTATGGTCTTTACTGCTACCGATCTAGGCGCATTTGAAGCTGCATCGTTCCCTATTGGAACTGGCAATACGCTTACAGTATGGTATGTTGGAACCTTAGCCAATAATGCTTCCCAACCTTTCGGCCGTTTTATGTCGTATACTAAACCGGCTGCCGCCGCCGACTTCAACAACGTCGGTTCATTTGGGATGACGACAAACTCCGGTTCGCAGACACTAGTACAAGTAGCTAATAACAGTGTTTTCGTCACTAATAGCGGCCTAGCCGCCCCTCCCGCAGGACACCGGATAATTGTTACAAAGGACTCCAGTGGAGTTATAACAATTTATGTAGACGGTGTTGCGGGTACTCCCGCTACATCTGTCGGTAATTGGGTCAGCGCTGGTTTTGCAAACATTGGTATGCAACATGCTAGCATTGCATCTGGAGTTGATTTTATATCAGCAGCAGTAGGCGAATGCGGTATAGCCACAAGCTTTAACAATTCAGCTGCTGTTGCAGCTATCGATGTAGGTCTGAAAAACAAATGGGGACTATAACTCTAACCAAAAGGAAAATCCTATGGCACGATGGAGACTGATCACCGGACACTATCTCAATGTTCTTCTCGACGGCCAATCAGCCGAATGGGAATACAAAGAGATTGACCGCAACACCGGCAAGCAGGCGAGGAAAATCTTCCCTGTCCCAATGCTTATGGACCCGAACGATCCTGCTGATTGCAACTACCCAGGCGAAATCATCGTCTGTCATGAAGGCAAAGGCGAACGCCGGGATATCGTCTTCGTCGGCAATCCCACCCCAGATATGGAACCTTATGACGAAGAAGCTGAGGCCATCTCTGCCTCCCTTCGCCAGAAGTGGGAGCACCCAATCGAATCTCTTCCAACAACCATGTCTGATGGCGAATCTGCCTTCATGGCGAAGCTGATGGAGGCAATGGGTCAGGCGAAGCCAGCCGCCAACGCTTCGGTCTCTATTGAACAATACAACGAACTTAAATCCCTCGTCGAAGACCTCAAGGCCCAACTTGCTACGTCCAAACCCTCTTCCCCTGTCACCGAACGTAGAGTATAACTCATGACAGTCCTCGGAGGCGTAGGTGCATCTCTTGTCTTCTCCTCGGCCAGTGGAGGTAAAGTCTATGGGTACAACAACGTCTCCGAGTTTGCTACTATAGTCGTAGCCCAAGCCAACCCTTCTCGCCAGTCTATCACCTTCCATAATCCTGGCGCGAAGGATATCTTCATTGGCCCAGTAAATATACAGAATGTTCTTGGTACAGCTCCTACTACACCATCGAATGTTCCCTTGGCTCTCAGCAATGTTGCACTTGGTGGCTGCTTCCGGGTCTACGGCAATGGTGGGGCTTTAGTAATCTCTGGTGAGTGCCAGGGCGCTTGGCAAGCATTTGCCACGAGTGCTGCGGGGGCTACCAATCCGTTAACGGTTATGGAGTCTAACGTCTGATGAAACGTGTCCTCCTAGCCTTAGCCCTTCTCTCCACCCTCGCCCTTGGCTCATCTGAGGCCCAGAATACTACCTGCTCAGACCGGCCTGCTGGCGATTCCTCTAATGCCTGTGCCAATACTCGGTTCGTTCTAAACAATGGAGGCGGTGGTGGGGGAACTCCAGGAGGCCTAAACCTCCAAGTCCAATACAACAACGCTGGCGCCTTTGGTGGCCTAACCGATGCGCAGCTAACTGGTAAGATCATAGCCTTCACCTCTTCCCTCTCTGGAGCAGCTCCAGCCTCAGGCGGTGGTATCTTCAACTTCCTCCGAGCCGATGGCACCTGGGCCTCGCCCGGTAGCGGCTCAACTATCGTAGGCACCATAATCCCTTGGGCTGGTGCATCAGTCCCGCCGAAGTATCTCTTAGCCTATGGCCAAGCAGTCAGTCGAGCAACCTATCCTGACCTATTAACAACTATAACATTCCAGCCAAGCATAACCTGCACTTCCGGCTCGCCTACCTTTACTGTAGCAACAGCCACCAGCGACCGCGTCCCAATCGGCGCAGCAGTAGAGGCCTCAGCCTGCTTCACTGCTGGAAAGACAGTGATATCAAAAGCCTCTGGCTCTCTAACCCTAAGTGGCAACGCGATCGCTAGCACCACTACCTCTGCTCGCATCTTCCCTTGGGGCAATGGTGACGGATCGACCACCTTTAACCTTCCTGATTTACAAGGCAGAACCCCAGCAGGCCGGGATAATATGAGTTCTGCTGCTGCTGGGCGATTAACAACTACCTTCTTTGGAGCAAACCCAGACGCCATCGCTGCTGGTGGCGGTAATCAATCTACCACCTTAGCACAAGCCAACCTACCCAATATAATCCTAGCCACTAACATCATCGACCCAGGCCACGCGCATAATATAACTGGTTCTACGTCCAATGCTGGTAATGCCGGTATATTAGGCTCCTTCATATCGCAGATAGGTTCAGGTGGCTCCGGAGTTCTACTTGGGTCCGACGTACCAAATACCACTGGTATCATTGCGAACACCCCACTCGGCGGTACCAACACCCCAGCTTCCCGAGTTCAACCAGCTATAACCGTTGACTATATCATTAAAGTCCTTGCTGATGATATCTCCGTTGGTGGTGGTATCACAGTTGGTTCGACTGTTGTAAACAACGGCTCGACCACCAATGTCCTCTACAATAACGCTGGAGTCCTTGGTGAATATGCCCTCGCCACCCTACCCGACATGTATGCAGGCACCGCCAACAATAAGCTTGTCACCCCAAGCGTCATTTGGCCAACCGAGACCACTACCACGTTTGGCTCTACCACCACCTTCGACTTCTCCACCTTTCGAGACACCAAAGTCACTCTCACTGGCAACATCACCACAATGACGGTCTCTAACGTCGTAGTCGGCAAAGCTGGCTCAATTGCTTTCATCCAAGATGGTACTGGTAGCCGAACCACCGTTTGGAGTTCAACCTTCAAGTTCGCAGGTGGAACTACCCCAACCCTTACCACTACCGCAGGTGCTGTAGACATCCTATCTTATTCCTGCCGAACCTCTACCTTCTGTTACGCTGCAATGATGAATGATGTCAAATAAGGAGAATCCAAATGCCAAGCAAATCCCCAAAGCAAGCTCGAACAATGGCAGCCGCCGCCCATAACCCTGCATTCGCCAAGAAGGTTGGTATTCCAACCAAGGTCGCCAAAGAATTCAATCGAGCCGACACTGGCAAGGGCATAATCAAGCCCAAGAAGGGCAAGTAATGGCCGAACGCTATCCACCTGAGGTATATCTAGAGCGTATATCGCAGGATATAAAGGTTATTCGTGAGTTAGTCTCTTCTGCTGTCTTCGCTCTTCGAGAAGCCGAAAGCGAAATCCCAGAGAAGATGCGTAGGTTCATTATGTACATGCACGATGTTCATGATATCGTCAATCTCTACCACGAAGGAGGACAACAGGTACCTCGTCATGTAATGGCAGAAATGGAACGTTGTGACGATCGCTATCGGCAATTGCTTGAATTAATGCATAGCGATGGCGGCACCTTCGAAAAGGTCCGACGTGAGATGGCAGATGATCCACTGAACCGCTGGGATCATACTAGACTGCTAACAAAGGAGAAAGGTAAATGAAACAAGGATCAGGACACTCTACCGATTCAGGGCAAAAGCGAGAGCCCATTCCCCATGCCATCCACCCTGGTGGTGCTGCACAGCTTGGCGTGGCTGTGATTAAGAATCCAACGCCGTTAGAGGCTGGTCGGGGCTTCTCTGCTCCAAAGCCAGTTGCAACAACCATCCACCATTGTGGATCACAAGGAGAACATAAATGAGTGAAGGATTGGACTTCAGTCACATAGCGACCTTATTGATGGTTGCTGAGAAGACCTTAGGCTTCCCAAAGCTTAGGCCAATTCATGATGCGGCTGTGGCTGAGCTTGAAGCCATGATTGTTGGGGAGCCTGTCGAAGAAGCTGTTGAGGAGGAAGTTGAATGAGTAAGGACACCCTAGACGAGTATGGCTCCGACTCCTACGTCGGTCAGGCTCCACGTGCTACCAACGGTGGCCACTGTGAGCCAAAGCCAATCCCGTACTCCCCACCTAAGGGCCCAACCAACATTGGCGATCCCAAATCGCCCGGCCTCCATGGAACCAACCACGGCTGCTGCGGAACCCAAGGGAGACATTAAGATGCAAGGAATCGGTTGGGCTGTTAAACAGATGCAAGATGGGCATGCTGTTAGACGTAGTGGTTGGAACGGCAAAGGTATGTTTATATGCCTAATGCCCGAACTGCAATTGCCGCCATTCAATACACAGGATACAAATCGAAAGGTAAATGATCGTACAGCTAAATGGATTGGTGAAGATCAATCCTTGAATTGTCGCCCGTACATTGCAATGTACAATGCACAAAAGGAATGGCAACCTGGATGGTTATGCTCCCAAGCTGATCTTTTAGCTACTGATTGGGAACTTGTGTAATGACCACCAAAACCGACATCGTTAACCTTGCCTTGCAAGCCTTTGGCTCACGCACAACGGTGACCGATGCGGAACTTCTTGCCAACTCCACTAACGAAGCGATACAGGCTAACCTGACCTATAACAACACTCGGGATAGCCTGCTTCGCCTTGCACCCTGGGATTGCGGCTTGGCCACTGCTAATCTTGCCTACATCACCTCCATCGCTGGTACTCCAGAGAATACCTCCCCAGCCACCAATCTCTGGCAACCTGGTCAGCCTCCCCCACCTTGGGCCTATGAATATCAATATCCCAACGACTGCCTCCGTGCCTGTTGGGTTATCCCAGCCCAGAACACTGGCTTTGCAGGCGGGGTCCCCATCACCACCGCTGTAACCGGTGGGGCGCCTTCGTCTATGCTTGGAGCCCCAGCTCGCTTCAAGGTCCAAGTCGACAAGTTCGTCCCAGTAACTGCCGCTGCGGTAGTCTCTGGTGGAGTAGGTTATGCTATTGGTGATATTATTACACTTGCTTCAGGGCCGACAGATTCTCCTCCTTTGGGTGCTCCTGCTCAGCTTCTCGTTGGGAGTGTGGCTGCTGGTGTTATCACTTCTGTTTCGGTGGTTTCTCAAGTAATCGATGCGAACCCGCCACTTGGTGGCTCCTACTTCGTTCCGCAAACCAACCCCGTAGCTCAAGGCTCAACTACTGGCTCGGGCTCCGGCGCTACCTTCAATCTAACCTTCGGCCCTCAAGCCTCCCAACGTGTCATCCTCTGCAATCAAGAATTCGCCACCCTCGCCTACGTTCGCCAAATAACCGACCCCAACATCTGGGACCCGATGTTTCAAGATGCCATGGCGAATAAGCTCGGCGCTGATATCGTCATGGGCCTTACTGGCGACAAGCCTCTCGCTAATATGCTTATCCAACTCGCCAATCTATCCATCACCGAAGCCCGTAAGGTTGATGGTAATGAAGGCCTTACCGTCAACGACGCCACGCCAGATTGGATTCGCGTTCGAGGCATCTGGTGGACGGATGGTTTCCAATCTGGACCCTATAACGCATTCGATTGGGGAGGCCTACTCCCGACTTTCTTTTAAGGATCACCTGTGGCTCAGCCAGTAATGCAATTCTCCTTCAACTCTGGCGAATGGGCACCAGCTCTAAACGCTCGCGTCGACATCGCCAAGTACCATTCCGGTGCTGCCCTCCTTCGAAACTTCTTCGTCGACTATCGAGGCGGAGCCACTGCTCGCCCTGGAACAAAGTATATTCTCCGGACCAGATTTACCACCACTACTAGATTAATCCCCTTTCAGGCTTCATTGACTGTATCCTATGTACTTGAGTTCGGCGAAGGTTATATTCGATTCTTCAACAATGGCTCGCCAGTTTTAGAAGCAGGCGTAGCTATAACTGGAATCACCAATACCGCTGGCGAGGCTACTCTATCCGTAATTAACACCTATTCGGTAGGCGATTGGATATTCATCAATGGTGTTGTCGGGGCTACACAATTAAACAATAATTACTATATCATTTCAGCCGTCAGTGGCACTCAAATTAGACTAACCGATCTATTTGGCAATGCAATCCTATTCGCCTCGCTCTCGCCATATATCTCTGGTGGTATCGTAGCCAGGATATACACCCTGGCTACTCAATACACAGCCAACGAATTATCTCTACTTAAGTTTGCACAAAACGTCAATACGATGATTTTATGCCATCCTAACCATCCACCTGCTATTTTGACTCTGATATCAGCTAATAACTGGAGTATTGTCTTTATCGCCTTTGGGACAACTATAGGAACGCCATCAGGATTGGTGACTACTACGACCTTAGCTGCTGGTGCTGTATATTATGCTTATATCGTCACCACCGTTGATGGTGATGGTCAAGAGAGTGCACAATCTGTATATGCAACTCTTGGTCCTATAACAGATATTCGATCTGTAGCAGGAACCAATACCATCTCTTGGACTCCAGTGGCTGGTGCAGTTAGCTATAACGTATACCGAGCCGAACCTAGCTATGCTGGACCTATTCCGGCAGGTGCTACATTTGGCTTTATCGGTAATGTACTTGGAACTTCGATAATTGATTCAAATATCGGGCCTGACTTTTCCTCGGGCCCACCAATAATCCAGAATCCATTCTTTGCTGCTGATGGCGTTGCTACGGTTTATGTAACAGCAACAGGTGTCTACACAGCCGTTCCAACTGTAACGTTTTCAGCATCGCCAGGGGTCACAGCTACCGGCACCGCTGTGTTACAATGTAATGCAGCAGCTATAAGCGCCGCAGGGATTAACTACGTAGTCGGCGATACCTTAGTTCTACCATCTGGCGTTGTTTTACAGGTGACTGCCATTGGTGGTGGTGGAGCAATCACTGGAGCAACGATAATCAATCATGGCTCCGTATCCGTAGGGGCTGTGCCAGCGAATCCTGCCGCTCAAACCTCGACCAGCGGAATAGGTACTGGTGCCACCTTCAACCTAACTTGGGGACTTAGCCGAGTAAACATAGTCACTCCTGGATCAGGTTATACAGTCCCTCCATCCCTAGCATTCTCAGGCGGTGCGGGTGGCGCTGCCATATCGGCACTTGGTTCGGCATCAATAGGCAATCCCACAGTCCCAGGCTTCTTTCAACAGAGATTGGTTCTAGCTGGACCTGTAAGCTCCCCACAACAGTTTAATATGTCACAACCAGGGGCTTATTTTAATTTCAATACGAGCAATCCAGTAGAGCCAGACAATGCCATCTCTGGAGTTCTAACTTCTGGTCAATTAAATACAATTCAGTCCATGATTATTCAGCCGCAAGGGCTGATTGTTTTTTCAGACAAGCAAGCTTGGCTAATCAACGGAGGCTCGCCTGGGGCGCCAGTATCTGCAACGCAAATCGTCGCCAACTCTCAAGCCTACAATGGCGCCAGCTTCCCGCCGCCGATCGTCGCCAATGATAACGTTCTCTATGTTCAATCTAAAAGCTCCATCGTTCGAGACCTTGTATTCAACTTCTATACTCAAGTCTACACCGGAACTGATATTTCTGTTCTTTCCTCCCATCTATTCTACGGCTTCTCCATCCTTGAGTGGGCTTGGGCCGAGGAGCCGTATAAGCTCGTTTGGGCAGTACGTGATGATGGCACCATGCTTACCTTGACCTTCTTGAAGGAGCAAGACTTAATCGCTTGGACACACAGTGATACCAATGGTGCATTCAAGTCCGTTGCTTCCGTTGTTGAAGCCGTCCCAGCTGGGCAGGTTGATGCAGTTTATACAGTCGTTCAACGAATAATCAACGGAGTTACTGTTCAATATATCGAACGATTCGCAGAACTTTTCTACCCTGGTGGCATCGCTGATGCTTGGTGTGTGGATGCTGGGCTTCGTTATAATGGGGCTCCGGTCACGACCTTTTCTGGAGCCCAGCATCTAGCTGGGGCAATAGTGACTGGTTTAGCCGACGGCCAAGTTATTACTCCATTTGTTATGCCAGTAAGCGGTACTTTCGTCCTAGCCACTCCAGCTTCTAAGGTTGTAATTGGCCTTGCCTATACTCCTCAACTCCAAACCCTCCAACTCGACACTGGCGAGCCGACTATTCAAGGCAAAGAAAAGAAAATCAGTGCGGTGACAGTCAGGGTGAATCAAACTCTTGGCCTCTCTATTGGGCATACTATCAATACCATGGTACCCATGAAGGACCTAGTCCGGGGCAACGTCGGCTCGGCCACCAACCAAGTCGCTACCGATCTTGTCACCGGTGATGCTATGACCATCATCGACCCCCGTTGGACTATCCCAGGTCAATACTTTATTCAACAATCCAATCCATTCCCAGCGTCCATCCTTGGAGTTATCCCGCAACTAACTGTAGGAAACACCGCCAAATGACAGCACTTATCGAACTCGCCGACAAGGCCAAGACAAGACAGTTGATTTTTGAAGCTAAGGAGGGAATACTAAGCCCAGAAGAGATGGAAATCTTGGATCAATACCTTACCTTCTCGGCGAAGCTCTATATCGGTTCTGTGGATGGAAAGATGTGCTGTGCCTGGGGAGTAGTCCCACCAAGCTTGATGTCGGATAGAGCCTACCTCTGGTTGTTCTCGACTGATGTTGTAGAGCAATACAAGTTCCTCTTCGTGAGGAATTCTCAAAGGGCTATTCAAGAGATACTCGAAGAATGGCCTATCCTCACTGGCTATTGCGAAATGCATTCAAACCGCAGCACCCGCTGGCTCAAGTGGCTTGGGGCCAAGTTTGGTGAACCGTGTAAAGGCCACTCGGCTTGGTATAGGCCTTTTGAGATAAGGAAAGCAGATGGCTGATCCATTTACCTGGGCTGCAATTGGAGCTGGGAGTTCTATCCTAGGTGGTGGGGTACAAGCCTATGGGGCCTTGCAGAAGGGCTCCGCAGATCAGGCGATGTATAACTACCAAGCCGGTGTCGCCAAGCTTAATCAGAAGATTGCTCTACAGAATGCCTCCTATGCCCAAGAAGCCGGTGGCTCCGCAGCCTACCAATCTGGGCTTAAGACCGCAGCTACTGTAGCACAACAGAAAGTAGATCAATCTGCGTCTGGATTTGATGTCGCTGGAGGATCAGCAGCTGGGGTCAGACAATCTACCACTGCACTCGGCGTCTATGACCAGAACCTAATCCGTACCAACTTCGCCAAGAAGGCTTATGGGTTCGAAGTCGAAGCGGCTACTAAAGGCGCCGAAGCTGGGGCGGATGTGATCGCTGGGGCTCAGGCGAAGAAGGCGGGAGATATCTCTGCTGTGGCTTCCATCCTTGGCACGGCTGGGTCGGTATCTTCTAAGTGGCTTCAAGCTTCATCAAGCTTCGGCAAGAACGCTTTAGCGGAGACCTAGTTGGCCCAAGTCCCCTATACTGGTGTTCCATCCCAAACTCTACAGGACATCCCCACTCCTGAGATGCAGCCGCGTGTTCCTTCGGCTGCCTTCGGCGGTGAGGTAGCACAAGCTATCTCTGGATTAGGTCATACAGTAGCTGGTGCTGGCGATGAAATCTTTGCTAGGGCTGTCGCCTTACAGAATCTCCAAAACGAAGCTGAGGCTACTGAGGCTGACGCTAAGTACATGCAGGCTGCTGGTGATCTTCATGCCGAATTCAATGCCAAGCAAGGGAAGGAACGGGTTGATGCGTATCCTAAGTACAAACAGGATTTAGATACAGCTAGGCAAAGTATTCGTGGTGGCCTATCTTCGCCTATGTCCCAGAAGATGTTCGATCGATCATCTCTATCCACTATGGGCCGATCGATCTTCAATGGTGCCGGTGTAGCTGCCGAAGGTCAACGACAGTATGTTATTCAATCGGCTGTATCTCAATCAAAGCTAGATGCCAACACCGTCTCTGAAAACCCAGATGATCCAAATACCTTCCAAGATAAGCTTCAACAAGCAAGAAAGAATGCCATCACTATATCAGCAGCCAAGGGCAATCCAGAAGGCAGTCCGCAAGAACAATTGGAGATCAAGAATGCTGTAAGCAATCTCTATTATAGTAAAATCGATGGTAAGGCCAACAAGGATCCCTACACTGCTAGCAAATGGCTAACGAAGTATAGAACCGAACTAAACGATGAGGACTTGCCTAAGCTTGAGCTTAAGGTTAGAAACCAAGCTCGGGCTATTGACGCCCAGAATATCGCCAATGAAATTTACAATGAAGGCAAGGCTGGGCCAGGCAAGCCTGGAAAGTCTGCTGTTGAGATGGAAGAAGCAGCAAACGCTAGGGCCAAAGAGCATGATCCTGATGATCCAGTCTTAGCTCAACATACTCGTGCTGCGGTGCAGAATTTAGTTAGCCGGAACAGGTACAATGAAGCTCAGGAGGATCACGCCAATACTTCAATCATCAATCGAAAGATCGTTGGCGGGGTGGCGAGTGAGCAAGAACTCAGGGCCGATCCTGTAGCTGCTAAGGCTGCGGATGACTTGATCGCCAGTGGTAAGAAGCTCAATCTTGGTGCTGAGATTAACAACTATAACACCGCTCGTGATCGCAAAGACAATATGGAGCGTTTCAATACCATTATGGGTTCGGCTAATAATGATGTTGAAAGCTTCCTTAATTACAATCCTCGTGCCGACCAGAAGCTTAGTCAGAGCCAAATTAACTCCGTGATCGCCAAGCAGGAGCAGTTCAAGAAACAAATCGCTCAAGACCCAAGGGTCGATCGCGCCATGAGCTGGCTTCGCACTGGCAAGTCAGCTGAAATGGGGGAGAGTGGCCTTAATCTTATGCATCGAAAAGGCCACGAAGATGACTACGACCGTTTGACTGGAGCAGTTCAATCTTCTCTGGATATTTGGATAGAGAATCATAATAAACCGCCTAGCAATAAGGAGTTCCTCGAACAGATCGCTCCGCAGCTACTTCAAGAACATGCTGCGCCAGGAACCTTTGGTTATCTCTTTGGTGGCACTAAAGAACCATTCTTCAAACCGGATACTAGCACTAAGGATTATATAAACTTCGCCAAGAGTGAAAAGCAGAAGGCTTTGGATAGCAGCCGTGCAGAACCAACTGACGCACAACTTGACCGGGCCTATACTCGTGTTCAACTACTTAGACTCTATCCCGGAAAGGCTACTGGGAAATGAGTAACACCGACTTCGACGAGGACTTTGATCCAACTAGCTATATAGCTCGACAGCAACAAGCTTCGAGAATGTATGCACTTGGATCGCTGGCTGACGATCCAGAAAAGGCTGCTAGGGCAGTAGAATTAGGTGATGCTACTGGCGATAAGCCTGCGTTGATTTATGGAAATTTAGAGAATTACGAAGAACAACACAAGGCTGCGTTGACTGCATCTCTACTTAATTCAAACAAGTATCTCCGTGAGTACGTCGATGCTGATCCTATGCATGCCAAAATCTCTAACGATGACTACGGCAACCTCGATTCGCTTAGCGAATCTGTCCAAAAGCTATCTCTATCCCGTCCTGGCTATGCACCAGATGCTATAAGTGGAGCCCTTGCAGTTTTCAGTAGCTCTATTGCTGGAGGGGCCATTACCGGCTTCAAGCGTGGATGGGCTAATGTCACCGACCCAAAGCATGTAACTGATGAAGACCTTAAGAACTATCCGCTCTTTACAGCCTTGATGCAATCGGCTAGGTTCCCAGTCGATGTCGGTGGGGCATTACTTGAAGCAGGCATTGAAGCTATACATGCTGGAGCTAAGACTGGATACAAGCAGATCACTGGCGATGAGATGGGGGCTGAAAGGTTCTCTCGTGATATCGCTGGTATGGCTGAGACAGTTCTTACCAATACCTCAGGCTATCATGGCATCCATGCACCTTCGCCTGCCCAGTTAGAAAAGGTCCATGGCATCCTCGACAAGGCCAAACCTTGGCTCGACGACTCCAAAGAACCCCCTCGTGGACTTGATCCTGAGATTGACAAACTCAAGTTCGAACAAAACAAACTCGACCTGGACAATCTCGATGAAGCCCTTAAAGCTGCCCAAAGCTCTGCTACTCGTGAACGGTCGCCGGAGATTTTTGCTTCTTTCATTCGCCAGCATACTGATGCTAGTATTGGCATTTCTGGTGATGCTGTGGCTAAGCTTTATGGAGACAAGGTCCCCGAGGCCGGGGATAATATTCTTGGATGGTCCCCCAGGATTGCTGAGGAAATTCGAACCGCTGTAGCGACTGGTGGGGATGTACAAATTCCGTTGGCCGACTGGCTGGCGAAGGTTGATCCAGAGGTGGAGAAAGCGCTTCATGATGATATCCGGGTTAGGCCGGGAGGGATTACTAAGAATGAGCAAGAAATTGCAAAGGACTATATCGAAGGTGGGTATAAGCCGGCCGAGATCATTCCTGAACCTGCCGACTTAGATGCACGTATAGACGCATTGTCAGAAGAACGCAATTCGCTTAATACTGAGGAATATCAAGGTGTTCCTAATACAAAGGTTGCTAAGGAGAATGTAGAATTAGCTAGGGCTTTAGAAACAGCACGTGCTGTTGGATTTAATCATGAACAAGCTATGGAATCTGCTAAATGGGCACTTGAAAATGGCCGTCCTGATATTGCACAAGTCCTAGTTGATCGTGCAGCCAAGCGAGCAGGAAAGCCTGCTAATGTTCCTGGCTTACCAGAAGGACATCCTAGATACGAGCAGGCTAAGGCACGCATTGCGGAATTAAAGGCAGAAGAACAAACTCAACTTAGTGAGATTAAGGCTGCTACTAAATTAGAATCTACTGAGGGTGCTATTCCTAAGCCCCCCGAAATCATCCCCGAACCTCTCCCCTCCGTTCGAGGCGCCAGTGGCCTTGAGCCGATGTTCTCCCAAGGCGATCGGAAGTTGACGCTGGAGAAACGGCCGCCAAGAGAGAAGGCACATGGCTTTTCCTTAGGCCCTGATGCATCGATTCCAGCCGATGAATTTAAGTTAATTGACGAAAACGGCAAGAACGCTGGCTGGCTAGAAGTAGTTCCATTCGATGGTGGTAAACGTCTATATGTAGACAACGTCGGTGGGTATGAGTCTAAGGGTTATGGCCCCAATGCCTTCGGTCCAGCCCTCACTCGGGATATCGCCCGCCAACTTAAGGAAGCCTATCCAGAAGCTACCCATATCGGCGGCTTCCGTATCTCTGGAGCTAGAGAAAAGGCCGGGACGACTAGGGAGATTTGGATTAAGTTTGACGAGCTTGAAGGATCCAAGGGTGGGCTTTCACGAGGTTGGCTTCATGAGATATTGAATCCTACTCAAACCTTTGATATAGGCAAAGCAGGCATCCTTCACTACAGTCCTGAGTTTGCACCGCATCAGGCCGAGGCTGATAAGATAATCCGAGCTACCTTAGCCAGGATCGCTCCTGATGCACAGGTCTTTACCCCTAGTCATATTGAAGTCCCAGGTAAGCCCTTCGCTGTTCGTGGCGGCTTTATGCTGCCAATGCTTAAGCAGAATCCTTGGATCGTTGTTGCACTAGATGCTGCTGATGCCCTCGGTGTAGCTCGTCATGAGGCAGTTCATTATCTTAAGCAGTTTGGGTTCTTCTCAGAGAAGGAATGGTTTAATCTAACTCGAGCAGCAAGGGATAATGACTGGATTAAGAAGTTTAGAATTGATGAGCGATACCCCGACCTCGATATGCCAAGCAAGCTCGAAGAGGCGATCGCCGAGGGCTATCGAAATTGGGCTCGTGGTGAGGAAGTCCCATCACATCTCCACCCGATCTTCGAACGATTGAAAGAACTCTTTGAATCCCTCAAATCTCAGCTTAAAGAACTCCTTGGCCGTGAGCCTACTTGGGAAGAACTCTTCCAGAAGATGGACACTGGCGAAGTTGGAGCGAGGAAGCCTAGGGGACATGAAGGTGGGGCGTTCCTTGAACCCAAGATGATGGAGGAACCAGAAAAGATAGTAGGTGCAACATTTACTATTGAAGGTCGTACTTTCACTGGAGCTAACCATGTCGAAGCAATGGAAAAGGCTAATAAAGAACTTGGAAGTGATGTGGTTGCCAACACATTCAGTAAATTGATTTCTGCTGGTACACGGCGTGATGCAGATGGCTTTATGACTTCTACCGGCCGTGTAGTATCTCGCGATGAGGCAACAAAGATTAGTGAAGCGGCCGAGCAAGGAACTGCTGCACATCCGTCAGGGACATTAAAGGCCGAGGATATTGAGCCAAAGTTCTCCGTCGAAGACAAGCCCATGTTCGACAAGGCCGCTGCGGTTGGTATGACAGCGGATCAGTTCAAACGCTATATGAAGCTCATCGATCAACGCCACACCGAAGACCTAGCAGCAGCCCAGGCTCGAGCCGAAGCCGAACAGGGCAAGCGTCTCACCAAAGAATGGAAAGACAACGAGAAGCAAGTCCGTCAAGACGTTTCAGAGTCCATCCGCAATCGCCCAGACGTGGCTGCCGATCTCTTCTTTGGTGCTGGGGAACTCTATGGAAGTAAAATCGATGGTCGATTCAAGATTGGTGAGAAGTACCTGTCTCCAGAACAAAAGGCCAAGTTGCCTAGAAGCTACGTTTCTAAATCAGGCATTAACCCTGATGACTTTGCTGGTGAGTTCGGTTATAGTTCCGGCGACGCTATGATAGACCGGCTTGGCGAATATAATGAGGCCAAGCTCCAAGCTGGCATGTCTACCAAGGATTATGTCAAACGAGTCACCGATCTTGAAGTCGATCGCCAAATGCAAATCAAATACGGCTCGCTTGAGAAGTCCGTTCTCGAAGAAGCTCAGGACCAAGCAACCTCTGAAACCCAGGTCAATATCCTTCATGAGGAGACCTTAGCGCTAGCCTTGAGAAACAATGCCGAAGGTAGCATTTCCAAAGACGAGATCAGGTCTTGGGTCAAGCAAGAGTTCGCCAATAAGCCGATTGGCTCCATCTCCTTCGATTCCTACATGACCGCCATGGGCAAAGCTGGCCGGGCAGCCGAAGATGCTTTACTTAAAGGGGACTTCGCTGAGGCCTTCCGAGCGAAGCAACAGCAGTACGTCGGTATGCTCTATGCTCGCGAAGCCAAGCAGCTAGAGAAGGCCCGAACCCAATTCGACAAGTTCGCCAAACGCTACAACGTCCGTACGATAAAAGACCAGCCAGCCGAACGTCAAGCTTGGACTGATGCGATCCATGGTATCTTGCAACAGGTTGAGTTACCAACTGGTGGAAGGGATAGCGCCGAAGTTCTTGGGTCCCTATCAAAAGCTGGCTACAAGGACATAGCCAGCTTTATCCAAGCCAAGGAATTTCCCCAAGGCCTTGAAGGTCAGAGGCAGGCTATAATCCCCGTCGCCAATTTCCTCCTTGATGGCTCATTCAAGAAGCCTTTGGATCAAGTCACCGCAGCTGAGTTTAAGGCTATTCACGATTCGGTTAAGACCTTAGATCACCAAGCCAAAGCAGAGTCCAAAGTAATCAAGGGTGGCGAGAAGGCCGATCGTGAAGAGACGATGGATCAGTTGGTGAACCAAATCGAACAGCGGGCACCATCTAAAGAACTTCGAGTAGACCTGCTTCCGTCGAAGAATTACATGAAGCATTACCTTGCTTCTAGTATAAACCTAGAAACCATCTTCGATACCATTGACCGAAATAACCCAAGGGGATTGATGAACCAAACCATCGTTCGCACCTTCACCGAACCGGCCAACGAAGAACGAGCCTTGTGGAATAAATTCGGTGATCGAATCAACGCTCTACCTAAAATCAAAAGCGCCAACAAACTCGTAGACAATCCCTTCTTCAAGGACCCCCGCACTGGCGAGTTAATGATATTCTCTCGACGGAATGTTCTCACCGTTCTACAGAATATGGGTAATCCAGGAAACTTCTACGGCCTGCTTCGTGGGTATGGCATCAAGGACGCAATGGCCCCGGCAGTGAAGGATTGGGTTTGGCGGAATGTAGACAAGGAAGATGTCCAACGTGCTAAGATGCTTGGTAGTATACTTGAGGATTCCAAACACGACCATGCCGACCCTATGTATCGCTATATGACTGGGATCGAACCGCCAGAGATAGACCTCTGGACGGTCGATGCGCCAGCAACTCATGGTGGCCCTATCGAAGGTTGGTACCATCCCATTATCTACGACCTAAACATGCCGCAAAAGAGTGCAAAGCTCGCTGGGCAGAATGTTATCGAGCAGCCTTATTACGTCAAGCGCACTCCAACCTCTGGATACACTCAGGTTCGTACTGGCTATACCGGCCCCTACTCCTTACAACTGGATGGAGTTCAGACTCGTCTTGGTCAAGTCATCCACGATGCCGTTTGGCGACCAGCGTTGGATCAACTGACCAAGATTTTCATGGACCAAAGATTTCAAACCGCTATGCAAAAGCATTGGGGGAAGGAATACGCAGATCAACTTGAACCATTTCTTCGATCCATCGCCGGGACCGGCGAGTTCACTAGTGAATCCCAAGCTGTGGTTTTACATGCTATTCAATTCGTCAGGACTAATATGCTTAGCCACTTGGTTGGATTGAATCCTTCAACCTTCGCCAAGCATACATTTACAGCTGCTGTTAATAGTATCACCCAAGTCGGCCTTAGAAACTATGCTGATGCTCAAGCAGCTATGTTCGCGCGTAATCCGGCGACCGGTGAGACTAATTGGACATGGCACATTAACGATAGTGAAGAACTTCAAGGTAGACATCGGCACTTTATCGACACCGTTCGTGGAAGCTTCGAAGCCACCTATGGTCATCTTGCGGCGGCTAATGATATGAAAAGCTTCTTAGATAACTTCGAAGGGCGGTCATTGAAGGAAGGTGTCCGGGCCGCTGCTTCTGATGTTAAAGCCAAGTATCTATCGATCCGTGAAGCTCTGATGTACATCGAATCTGCACCCTTAGCCTACGGTGATCTATTCACTGCTGTGCCTACTCGGTACGCAGCATACGAAAAGGCTATAGCCGAAGGAGCCGATCGAGGCCAAGCCAAGTTCGAAGCCGATCGTGCTGTGCGTATGGCGCATGGGTCTACGGCTTTAACAAACCGACCACAGATCATGAGGAACAACGGCTTTGTCCAAACCTTTACTTCCTTCTATGGGTTCTTTAGTCACATGCTTCAAAGGCAGTATCAACTTGCTTGGATGATTAGGGACTCACTTAAGGGTGAAGGAGTCTACGTCGGACATCAACTGGAAGCCCCACATATACTTGAGTTCAAAGAAGGTCGAGACTACATAGACTTAGAGAAAGACTATACCTCAAGCGCCGTTTACAAAACCGGCCTTGCTGCCGTTCCAGTCCTCGCTGGAATGCTAGTATCCTACGCCCTCTGGCCGGGCATTTGGGACAACGTCGTCCAGCCACATCCGGGGGCGGATAAGGACTCTTGGCCGATGTTTGCTGGAAAGGTTATTGGCAAAGGCCTCTGTGGATCATGGGTAGGCATTAGAGAGGTTTGTCAAGCAGCTGTGGAGAATGGTGATATCAGTGCTGGGGTATTGGGGTCTGGCTTTAACAGTATGATGTATGCTTTTAGGGATACACAAAAGGCGTTTAGTGTTTCGCATATGAGTAGGGATCAAAAGCAGAAGTACCTTAAAGACTTCAACGCAATGTTCTCTATGATGACCGGCTTGTCTAACAACTCAGTGCCAAGGATGGGTGTGTTTGGATACAACTGGGCGCAGGGTTATGATAAGCCAAAAGGGTTGAGAGAGATTTGGACTGGGATAACACACGGAAAGTCTAAACCGACACACCATTAGGAGAACCCATGGCAGCGGGTAATTGGAAACCAAGCTTGGCCGCAGTTCTAAAGTCCGAAGGTGGGAATGATGACGACCCTGCCGATCATGGAGGACGAACTTCGCGAGGAATAATCCAACGTGAGTACGATGCTTGGCGAAGGCTCAGGGGAATACCGACTGCGGATGTGTGGAAGGCTTCTGATACTGAGGTTGAGGCGATCTATCATGAAGAGTACTGGGCTCCATACTGTGATCTCTTACCTGTCGGTGCTGACTATCTTCTCTTCAATATGAACGTCAACGCTGGTCCAACACGAGGGGCTATCATTCTCCAACGAGCCTTAGAGGTCAATGCCGACGGGCGAATTGGGCCGATCACCAAGGAGGCTGCACTTAGGGCTAATCCAATCGCTTTAGTCAATGCCTACTCAGCCCAATCCCAGGCGTTCTACCTCTCCCTTCACCAACCTAAGTTCACCAAGGGCTGGCTCAATCGAGTCAAGTTCGTTCAACAAACAGCGCTGGCAATGGCCGTCGCCAAAGGAGCAATAGTATGACTACTGATCAAATTATGGCCCTGCTTCGCCAAGTTATGCCGATCGTCGGTACAATGCTCACCGTCTTCGGCCTTTCCTCAGCTACCGCCAACAACATCGTCAACCTCGTTATGACCGGCGCTGGTCCAACCATAACCTTAGCTGGTATCATCTGGTCCTTCATCGCCAATACTCGAGCTTCGATCATGGCCGCTGCGGCTAAGCCGGTAGCACCTGGGGTTCCTGCCCCACAGATTGTTCTCCCTCCACAAGAAGCAGCTTTGGCTCAGGCTTTACCAGATAATGTCAATACAACCCAAACCGTACAGGTGATTTCCAAATGAAGAAATTGTTAATCCTCTCCATTCTCTTAGCCCTCGGTGCCTGTGCCAATCTCAAGACTGCTTATCAAGTCATCACCGAAGCGTCAGTATCGCCAACCCAAATCATCGTAGCAGCCAATGCCTTTGATGCACTAGAGGGCACCGCTACGCAATACCTCGTCTACTGCAAATCCAACCTCACCACCCCTGTCTGCTCCGCTGACAATCGCCGATCGGTAATCAAATACGTCCGCTCTGGTCGAGCCGCCAGGAACCAACTCGAAACCTACGTCGCCGCAGGCAATGCTGGGCCAGCGGGCTTATACAATACCCTCATTGCAGTCATCAATCAACTCAACCTTTCTCCAGCAGCTAGTGGAGCACCGAGATGACAGCCGATTTGATCCTTGGAGTCCTCGCCATCATCCAACAAATCTTACCCCTACTCGGCACCAGTAGTACCTCAACAAACGCAATTACTACCATCGTTACTCAACTTGAGAAGTGGCTCCCCTTAATTGTCCAGGAGATCGGCGTTCTCTATGGTCCGGTGAAGAACATCATCGTGGCCCTAAGCGCTAACCCTGCTACTCTCGCCGAACAACAAGCTACCCTTGCTGCCATCGATGCCCAAGTAGACACCGCCTTCGAGGCTGCTGCCAAAGATGTCGACCCGGATGCGGCTTAGATCAACCGCATGAACCCAGAATACGTCACCTTACTTGGAATACTTGCACAAACAATTGTGTGGCTCCTTGGTGGCTATGCAATGGTGATTCGAAATGGTGAAAGTAATAAAGCTTTGAAAGAAGAAATAGATGGTATTCAGGCGGAGCTTAAGGCTCTATCTATCGTCGTTACACAAATGGCGGTTCAGACAGTGCGATTAGATAATATCCATGATAGAGTAAATTTGATTGACAGACGCGTCGAAGACTTACGGCGTGGACATGGATGGATAACTGGTGTAAAAGGAGAAAGGGAACATCCCTAATGCCCATATTCGAAGTCCATTTCAAGCCGGACCCTGAGGTTCTACGCCGGTTGGGAAGAATAGAAGACAAAGTAGACCTCGTACTGAACCAACAGGAGACTATAATGTCTACACTTGATGACCTAACTGCCATCCTCAATACGATTGATGGTCAGGTTACAAAGGTCAAGACCGATGTGGATACCTTGCTGGCGAAGCTAACAGCGATTCCACCAGGAGGGCTTACTCCGGCTCAGCAGACGGCGATTGATGATGCCGTGACACACGCCGTAGGGATTGCCACGTCGCTTGGAGCAATTGATACCCAGGTCAATCCGCCAGCACCGCCAGCAACTGGACCTACAGTCGCCCCTTAGAAATCTCCGCTTTTCAAATCTGGAACCTGGGCGGAGTAGAACCTCTGCCCAGTTTTCTTGTCTAAGGCGACGGTCTTGATCTGGCCCGAGCGTTCCATGATCTCGATTACTCGAAGGATGGAATGAATTGGAACTCGTTCTCGAGCGAAGTTGGTGACCTTATGTTCAGGAACTCCAGAGCCTTTATCGGAGACTAAGACAAAGTGATAGATTTCGTCCATCGCCCTCGCGTCTGCTCCTCCTGATCCGGCCTTGAAGACATCTGGCATGTTCACTTCGGCTTCGAGGAGCCAGCCCATGGCGCGGTTGAAGTCCTCCTTAGTGAGTAGCAGAGTGTCAGATCGATCCACAGCCGCCACCATCGAAAGCTTATAGAGATGTACCCGCCGCCTAGTGGCGTAGTGTATGAGTTTCGGATGATTCGGAACGGGAGGTTCGCCAAGGGTGCGCCAATGGTTGACAGCAGTACGGTAATCCTCGGTAACCTTGAACTCACCCACGAGGGAATTGATAGCTTTAAGATCATGAATTAAGTCCTTGTTAAGCGAGGAATCGTGGTCTGCGAAGTCGTCGCCAATGGTTCGTTCGTCTGAGAAGATAAGGATAATACGACTTGTGAATCCTTGTTCCCAGGCGTTCTCAGGTAGGAATTTAATAAGGTTGCTAGGTGTTGTACCTGAGAGTATGTTAATCTGTGGGGACTTGATGGAGATGCGAATTTCATTTCCACGCCTATGCTGTCCATAGATATCGTTATCGTAAAAGGCACTTAACACTCCTATCATTTCATCATCGTACTTGTGCATGAAGGCCGTGAGTTCATCGGCGGCGATCAGGAGAGAGTTGTATTCAAGTGGGCCCTCGGGGATACGGATCAGGGTTCGCTTGGCTTTGACTAGGGCATCGACTAAAGAAGAGGCAGTCACGGAAGTAGGGGCAATGTGGGGCTCTGGTAATTCCGTGAAGTACCGCTTTACTGCTCGTACCGTACGCGTCTTGCCTACGCCTGGGTGTGCCACAAGGAAAACATAGAGGTTCGGGTATAGGGCAGAGGATGTCTCCAACCACACCTTCTGCTCTAACGTTGCAGCTATACTCGCTATCGCTGCCCATTTTCTAAATATCTCCGGTGACTCTAGATTGCTCGTTGCGGCGACGAACGATTCTATCAAGGAGTGACACCTGCGGGCTGCGGACCCGTTTGTCTTTGCCGGTGTAATCTTTGAGTCCGTCGGGATTAGTTTTCGCATCATAATCCCCTTTGTTCCAACCGATTTTGCAGTCATAAGGTATTGTTAATTCTCTGCCGTTGTTGAGGGGGATTGTCCGCGGATGGGAGGCAATGAGGTAGGGAACGATTTCGTCTTCGGCAGATTCTGGATACATCCAGGTTAGGGCGTCATGGTCATGCATGGTGATGATGGCTCTCCTTTCTCTCCAGATGCAGAGCATGGCGGTGTTGACTATGTCGGCCAAGCTTCCCTGTGGATCGTAAGCAATTGCCTCTCGGAGGATTGCGGGGTCGTTACGTCTTCCAAAGAACCAACGCTTACGTCCAGTGAGGCTAATAAGGTGACCAGTTCGGCGTAGCTGACCGTCCACCCATCCTTGCCATTCCAGATGGGCAGGGAATGCGCGGAAGTATTTGGGTTGGAAATCTTGGACGACTCCGATGGGGAGCTTGGTTTGAGCAGCGAGGGTGGCTGGTTGGCCTCCGTAGTTTGATCCGTGTCCGAGCTTCTTACACATAAACCTGTAAGTGTAATGTCGATAGTAAGGGGATTCCGCGAGTTGCTTGTCGCGCTCAAGGCTTCCAGTCCATGGCAAGTTTGGCCAACAGATACGAGCAACTGCTGTATGAGGGTCCCCAGATTCACAAGCTTCGAGGTAGGAGGGGTCATTGAATAGATTCCATTCTATTGCGCCGACGATGAAGGACTCACCTGACTTGGCGTCGAGTTTGGCGAATTTATATCCTTCGTCAGAGATGAAGATTGATCGTAGACTTTCTTCAACGTTTTGGAGATTTCCTCCGGACCCAAACTCGCTAAATGAGCTACTAAACCTGCCAGTCGAAGTGCCAGCAATATTGTAGCTAGTTCTGATTCTTCCATCATTATCTATCTCCGTTTTGAGCACGCTGATCTTCTTCGCAAGGTCTCGCATCGCGGACATGTGAGCGACAATCGGCTTGGCAACCGTATATGCTTCCATCTTTTCGAGTGCTTCGCGATTAACTGTAGGCCTGCCTCCTTTCCTAATAACTGGGATGCCCAAGCGATCATAGAACAACGTATGCAGGTCGGGGTTAGATCGCCAGTTGAAGTGTGGGAGTCCGACGCCGTCAAGGACGATCCGTTCGAGATTTCGTTCGAGGGTTTCGATCTTGTCATGGAAGTCTTCTATGACTTCGGCTTTTCTAGCAAGATCAACTCGTACTCCCCGCAATCGCATCTCAAGTGCAGGTCCCTGGAGTTCCTTGGAGAACCTATAGGTTGCGGATGTATGATTATCCAGCTGTGGAAGAAGGACATCGAGAACCTCCGATGTAACACAACAGTCCAGCCCGTTGTAGACTTGATCTCTTTCCCACTGAGAGGGGATCGCATCTGGAGTTACCTCTGCGGTGTTGATGATTCTCATGCGTCACGTTTGATGGTTGTCTCAATTCCCTTACGCTCAGACTTCCAAGCGCCGTGGTTGGTGTAGACGGAGCCAAGAAAGCCTAACCCTTTGAGCGATTCGGGTTGGAGCGCATGGTGGAGAAGCATGGTATCTTCGCTTGCCCCCATCACTTTGATTCCATATGCTCGCCAGAGGAAGGCAATATCGTAGAGTCCATTTTGGAATACCTTGGCGATTGATTGATCCTCAAGCACTGAACGTATAAGTCCCCAACATAGTCGTTCATCTTCGACAGATGCCCAATAGCTTCCACCCTTTCGTCTTTCGTCATGGATTGGAATAACAATTGCAAGGTCAATTCTGGGTGCGAAGCCAATGCACGTGATTTGCTGTCCAGCCGTTTCAATGTCGACAGAAAGTATTTTGCATCCTTCGATATACTCATTGATAAACCTTTCTATGTCGACGATCGCCGGTTCGATCCAGATTTCACACGAGGGTCGGATGACTTCGGCATGTCCCGATTCGCTAGGTATCTTTCCCAAGTCGATAATTGTCGTTGGTCTAAGCTCCCACTGTCGATTGACCGCAGAAGGGTGATAAGTACAGAGCAGCTTATAGCCAGAGACAGTGTGAGTAGAGAGACAAGTAGTCCCGCGTAGCTTAGAGACACCAGTCCTCCCAGCCAGAGCCCACAGGGCAGTATTACCCAGACAGACAATAAGGTTAGGATCAAGAGAAAGTATTTCATCGCCGAGCCTTTCTAAGTGTGATGCAAACTCAGAACGGAGATAGCCTGGGGATTTGGAGGTAAGTCTAGGATATCCTTTGATTGCGAAAGCCTTGTCTCCGCACAGGGATTCAATTGCATTCCCAGGTGGGTGGAGATTGAAGACATTAGCCCGGTGGAGTTCTGGGTGAAGCTGCCAGATCATGTCGATTTGGAGTGGGTCGGTGGTCTGGTAGTAGGTGTTGAGGTAGTCCCTGTCGGTTGAAGTCCAGTTGATTACGTTGGCCTCGGCGAGCATCCGCAGGAGTTCAATCCCTGTGGCGCCAACGAAGGCTTTGCCGATCTTCGCTTCATTGGCGCCCCAGGCTTCTCCCAATAAAATTACCGGTTTTGAATCACCCATACTACTTGCTCAATCGTTCAATCTCACGGTCGAGATACCAACGGGCCTTCTTTAGGTTTTCAATAGGATCACCCTTCTCGTCTGCTCGCCAGATGTACTTTACTGCGTTGCCTAGACAGAAGTTCATGTACTCTGTAATGGTGATACACTCGACTCCTGATGGATGTGACGTGTAGTGGCTTGGATGGTTGACCGAATCGCCCTTCGCCGGAACAACCTCTGCAATGTCCTCGTGTCTCGATGCAACGCCTTCGCTATCCACTCGATTGATCTCCCTTCTAATCGGGCTTGGACTGCGAGCCCTTGGTCTAAATTGGTCATAGAGGTTTTTACTTTCTTTGGCATTTTGTACGAGTTCCTCAATTCCAGTTTCGATTTCGTTCACATCGAATGGCTTAGTTGAAGCATCCATCTCTTCCTCCATAAAGAAGGGTTGGGCATTTGCGCCCAACCCTGAGTGAAGTTTATTCCTCAACCGGGGCAGTCTTTGCTAATTCAGCAAATATGCTCTGTCCATCACTACTCGGGACATGGCGAATGTAAGCCATGACCTGAGAGTTCGGCGTCTCGTCAATTGCTGCGTTGATTGACTTTCCCTCAAGATCAATTCCACAGTGTTCAAGGAAGTCAATCAACCGATAAAGGGCTTCTTCGGTTTTGTAATAGGTAGCTCTAATTGTCGCGTCAGTCATTGCCCGACTTGATCCGTCAGGCTTAGACATCCATTCCTTAAGGTCATCTTCGTCTACGTCCTCGCCAGCAGATTGAACCGCAAGGGTGAATTCAACAAATGGCGTCTGCTTCTTAGAAGATACATCATGTCGAGGGAGGCCCTTGACGACGCAGAAGTAGGTCCCAACCGGTAACGGCTTAGGCCGTTCAACTTCGGAGGCAGGACGGTCGAGGATGTCGATGAATGCTTTGGGTTGGGTTTGTGCTTGTTTTGCCATGTGGATTGGATTCCTTTAGAATGGGGTTTCGTCATCGTTGTGGACTTTGGTTGGTGGCTTCTCTGCAATGTATGCCTTGGTATTTTCTTTCTCCTGTGTGCTAATTGCATCTTTGAGAAGGTCTCTGACCCGCTCAAATTCATTCTCAACACCTTGCACTCTGGCCAAAGCCCCAAGTGCAATAGATAAATCCTTAATCATAGAGGTTTGATATGCCATCATATCCTCTGTAGTTTGAGTGATTTAGGCTTAACCGGCGTCGGCCGTAGCACTTCAAAGAACTGAGCCAAGCCGGTTTCGATTGAATAGCTCGGCTGCATCAGGAATGGTGCAGGGTTTGCTAGGTCCATCATTGGGGTAGAATTCGTCTGGATCGTTCGCTTTCCTCCTTTGCTGGTGAAGAGAACTACAGATGGGAAATACTGTGGGATTTTAGGAGACAGCTTCTGACCGACTCCCTGAGGGAAGCCTTTGGTAGTCCCATCGGGCTGTTCTTGATAGGTGACGTGGGCAATGACGATAACGTTAACCTTGTATGTGTCGGAGGTAAGCATTGCTATGAACTTCTCGACATCGTTTTGAGCATTACCATACACCGCACGAGCGTCGTATAGTCCACCTTTGCCAAGGGGAATAATACTTTCATGGAAATCATAAGCTGCGTCACACAGTCGAGATAGAGAGTCAATAACAAGGATGCAATCGGGTCCCCAGTTGGCTGGTGGTCCAAAGTCGATTCCATTTTTTTGATCATCTTCGTATTTCCAGTTGTCCATCATCTTGAGGGAGTTGATCCAAGCAGTAGGTTTACCAGCTAGGACTGAACCGGTTGGTGAGGCCTTTCGCTTATCGCGGAGGGTACGGTATTCAACATTCTCTATCAGGTCCAGACAATCCCTCTTGATGTATTGCTTGAGGACATCGAGGAGGTTGTCTAAGTCCAAGATGCGGAGCTTGTATCCAGCCTTGACAAGGGAGACTAGGGCCCCAGTCTTGCCAGATTTGGAATCTCCTATAGCGAGGAGCTTAATAAAGTCATTGGATTGGTGATTCGCTAGGCTTGGCATTGGCTAATAAAACCTCCGTATAAAGGGTTAACAGATCGCCGTCTCGTAGGTCGTAGTGCTTGGTATCGCAAGAGATTCGAATGTTGGTTGGAGAGCCATACTCGGAACCAAAGCCGATAGTGAAGTGGCTATCGCTCCGATCGACTATTCTGGCTTTGAGGAGTGGGAGAATGGCTCGGAGTTGTTTGGTCATGGTATAATCTTCTCTGCATACTCCCGTGCTAGGGCAAGAGTCATTTCTCCTTTCTTTGTCCTCTCCCATGCCTCCATCATCAGCATGTGGGGAATGCTGCCCCTATCAGCCTGTGGTTTTATAAGCCTAAGATAGAAGTCTTCTAGTGTCATCGGTGCGCGGAGTTGGTTAGTCATAGACAAACACCATTGGTCGAAACGCACCGTCAACTAATTCAAACAACTGTCTTTCAGTAGCTAGGATTAGTCTGCCTTTGTGTTCGATGATACTTACAATTCTGAATGGTGCTGTTATCTTACCATTCCTTATTGCTTCATCTAACGTGGCGACAAGGGATTCCATCGGTCCTTCTCCTCTAGTTTAACAAAATCAGCCTTGAGAAATGTCTCCCTAACCCTTGGGGATTTGCTACATATCTCCCTGAACTTACACCCGCCGAACTTGTCGCAGGCGGTATCGTTCTGCGGCCAATAGCCCATCTCTGCGTAATGCTCAGCAAGTTGGAGTGTATAATGTAGGTCCCCAACCCATTCGTCGAGTTGGTCTTGGGTCCGGTAGGTGAATCCTCGAATGAAACGGTTAGGTTTATCGAGGAGGATTTGTGCCGCCTCGATAATGACGCCCTTGATAGGAGAATCGATAACGATCTGTCCAGCAAGGGTATAGAGAGTCATTTGGTTATTCGGCTCGAATTGGTTGAAGAAGTACGGGCCTGGAGTGCTGGTGGTGGTTTTATGGTCAAGGACGAAGAGGGAGTCGTTGAAAGAGACCACACGGTCGAGATGGCCGCAGAGGAGGTAGGGTTGACCATAAATCTTTCCGTGTTCCTCTAAGCTTTCGTGCAGATCATTTATAAATGAAGCCCTCGGCCCCCAGTCCATCTCAAACTTGAAACTCAACTCAACAGCAGGTCTGCCGTTTTCTAAGATGAAGGTCTCCGCTGGGTCGTCTTTGAAGTAATCGAAATAGTCAACACAGAGTTGGAGGAGGGTACTGCGATTCTTATAGTTTCCAGCTTTAGTGTTAACATCCACCTGCCAATCTGCTGTGCGGATAAGTAAGGCACGGATGGTAGATCGGATGGCGTCTTCGTGGTCGATTCCGTTTGCCCGCTCAATATCGTACTCCTGTATCGCTTGGTGATATTCGCTCCCGAACCGCAGATGAACACTCTCGTCCTTTGGTGACCAGCCATCAATTATGGTGTATTGGTATAGCCTAGGGCATTGCTTGATTAGCCCTAGGCAGGTGCTATCCCAAGCGAACTGCACATTTGTACCCTGTAAAAAAGGCGATTGGACATTGGCTTGAGCGTCCATCAAATCCTCCTCTTAATCGTCGACCCTGCGACCTTCTTGGGGATCAAGCCAAGTGCAGCTAGGTCCAGCTTGGCCTTTGGCGTTCCGGTGTCTCCCTTCTTCACCTTGACTCCAGCTTCGCGGAGGGCCCGATTCTTTCGCTGATAGGCAATGATCTCGTCGATGTTTTGGGTGGAAAGTTCAAGTGGGTCTATGGACATTAGTTCGTCTAGGTCAGTCATTCCAAATCTCCCAATGTCTTTCTTAGCTTGTGGAAACTCGTAGCGGTTGTTATATGGTGGTGAACCACCTGCCTGACCTGCTCTGACCATCCTCGGCCGTAGTAGGCCTCTAGGGCGGCCACATCGGCTTCGTAGAGGTTGAGGGTGACCTTTTGTAAGGGGTCGTCAGATTTAGCTGGCATTAGCGTAACCTTACCCATAACCTGATCTTTAAGTGTGTATTTGCATTCCAAGGCTCATAAAGAAATAGATGCCATAATTGTCCAGTAACTAAACCGTTGAAAGTCATGTCTCCAACTCTACAGCCTTCCTTGCGATGTAGATCAAATCCTCAGCAGGTTGGAAAAGCATTAGCTCCTGCAAGGCCGGGTTGAGGGATTGCTTTCGAGCCTCGTAGAGAGCATTGACTAGAAGGATTCTAGTGGCCTTAGTGGTGAGGATATGTATCCCGATCTCTTCGTCAAGGGCGCGTAGCCAAAGGGGAAGGTAGGTAGACGCAGGGAGTTTTGATCCGGCCATTAGTTGTAACTCTCTGTTGCAAACCATGTATTGCTTGGATTACGGCTATCCCAGAGCTTGTGGGTTGTTGGGCTCATGCGCTCGCGCATTACAAAGTCAGAGCAGTTTAAGCATGAACCAAATCGAAGATTATCTTCACTACCACACACTTTGCATTTGCCGATTTGCGCGATAGAAACATAGTTATCTTTTATCATCTATCCCTCCAATCCGCTAAGAAGTTCCACCGTTCCTGGGTCTAGCTCGGTCTTCTCGGCGTAGACCCAGAACTTACCGTCCTCGTCTTCCCTGATCCGAAAGACGAGTTTATCGTACATCGAGGCGTCATAGAGCGGATCACCAGCTGAATATATCAACCGATTATCCTTTCGGTTAATCTGTCTTGCGGTGTGACAACGCATGCGGAAGAATGTCGCGTTGTCACGGATGCCAAAGATTATCCTCGCACCTTTATCATCCTCCATGGCCTTGTCCATGAATTCGATACAGTCCTGATAGGACAGTCGACTCGTACTGATGCTCATTTTGTTTTCCTGTATAGTACCTCTATCGTTTTCCATTTCCAACGACAGGCTTTACATTTACGTGTTCGAATTATGGTGACATGGTTGTGATCGTTGAGGTAGCGTGTAAGTACAACGCCTGATTTTCCACTACAATACTTGCAGGTCACCATTGGATATCCGCCGAAGCTATCTCGGTTAACTTGTTCTTGGAGCGAGTAGAGATGACGTAGGATAGATTCTTATCCTGGTCTGAATGGCCAATCAGCTGTGGATCAAGATGGATGACTTCATCAAACTCTAGGCCCTTGGCCTTGTGGCCGGTGAGAAGTCGAATTGATCCATCCTGCTTGAAGAGATGCTCAGCGTAAGCGATAGCGGTGCCTAGGCTTCCCTTACCTGCGGTAGCGAAGATGCGCATACACTCCGCCATGTCTTCGCAGTTCTTGGCTTCGCGGGAGAGTTTTTCCTCTAGCCAGTTGTTGATCACCGAGATAGTCTGGCCATAGCTTAACTCCTCCGGCCCAAGCTTCCTCATAACCCCTATAAGCTTAGGACCAAGATCGCTCCCAATAACACTAACACTATGGCCAGCACCCAACAGGCGGAAGGCCAAAGCGAACAATGGGGCATTATTCCGACAGATAATAGTAACATTATCGCCAATACTGCTAGCAACCATTCGACTCGGTGCATGGACTTCGCCTCCGAGATTGAGGGCGCGGAAGTGTGGAACTCTCCAATGGACATGTTCGACTATCGCCGAAGGGCAGCGGAAGGAAATTGAAAGCGGAAGAGGTTGCATAGAGTAAGCGGCTGTTGCTGTACTCATTCCTCCTGCTTTGGCTCCTCTGAATCCATAGATGTTCTGATATGGATCACCGACTCCGATAAGTCTATGCTTAACAAGTCGTTCGAGCATGGCATGATTAACTGGGGATAGGTCTTGATATTCGTCAACAAGGACCAGGGGAAATCTAGGGAATGTTCCGCCGAACAATGCGGGCATGTATATTTGATCATTATAGTCGATAAGTCCGTCATAAGCGAGCTTGATACTTCGGCTAAGAACTGCGTCAATGAGATCACTCGTGAGGTCATCGGGGCGCTCGTCGAGAAGAGAGTGGAAACGGGATTGGGTGAGGAGTCGTTTGGCGTTGGGGTATTTACCCTCAGGGACGTAGCCTAGGGCCTTCGCCAGGCCTACTCCGGCGACGACTTCGTGGTAGGAGTCCCAGAGTTCACCTTGGGATCGGGAAGGGGATTCTTTGATAAGTTCACGAAGGATGTCACCGGTCTTTTTAGTATTAAGACGGAGATTTTTTGATTGGGATGCTGCCCATATGCGATGACCAAGTGAATTAAATGTACGTACGGTAGTGGTAGATAGCATACGGTCTGTGGCTTCATCAGCGTTCTTCTTGTTAAAGACGAGGTAAAGGATTGGCTGCTTGGGGCGGATTGCGCGTTCGATTAGTTCAAGAGTGGATGTCTTGCCGGTTCCTGCGAGGGCGTTCAGCATCAGGTTGTCTTTGGTCAACGTGGCTGCGGAGAGGATATCAAGTTGTTCGTCGGTGTGGGACATTAATTAACTCCGAATCTGCAACCGCAATTAGGGCAGTCAACGGTGTATTCAGGAGAACCCTCGTTGCCAACTTTGGCTGCATGATCGTCACAATAGCAGGCGGGTATTGGATGTCCAATATTTGCTCGACAGTGTCCACAAGCAATTGTGGTAGCTGGCTTGTTGCAGTTTTCGTACTGACAAGTCCCGGTAATCTCTACTATCATCGCATCATTCCTTATATTCCTTATTATAACATAGTTGGCTGGCGAAATCAAGGAGTTTGTTAGGCTACGCTGTATCATACAAGAATCTTACAACGTCGTAGTAGATTTGGAAACCATAGTCCCATCCATAGTCCTTAACAAAGTGTAGTGCAAAGTTAGGATCATCAGCATGTTTCATGATGAAACGGACATGTTCCCTTGCTTCCTCTATTGAACAATTTAGGCGCGTACTGAATGCTGCTGCAAGATCGCTGTTAATAGTCATGACAAAAGCTTCCCCATGGCAAGTTGAGTCACTTGATGTTGCATTCGCTTGAAAAGTTCACTCATGCCTAGCCAGCCGTGGGCCAAGGTTTCGTCGACTTTGGTATCTTCGGTGTTGTGGAGATGGGCCATGACTGCACAGAGTTCTTGGCATTCGATTAGATGATGGAGGAGCTTGGTGTAGGTCTCGGATCGGGTGGCCATGCCACCTATGGTGGGGATGGTCATCGATATGCCTTTTGCATCTCAGGGATTAGTGCGGTCTTGATCCGGTCCGACTCAAGTCGCATTCGTTCGTTGGTACCTCCAAGTAGTTCGTTAAAGTATGGGCGTTGTTCGGTCCAGGAAGTCTTTTGGGACATGTTGAAGATCAATTGATCCATCTCCCTGATCTGGCTCATAAGCCTAAGTTCTGATGCTTCGAGCTTGTTGATTTGATTTTGTTGATTTTTGGCGATGGCTGTGACAGTAAAGACCTGCTGGTATAGCTCAGCGATGCGTTTGCGCCCGAATAGGTCTATCATTTCGATTTCTTCCTCATGTTGTAGGTCGGATCGTCTCGCCAAAAAGGCTCTCGGCTGGTCGCTAATCGCATCTTAGCAACCTCTTCCTGCAGGTAGTAATCTATGGCGCGGCCTGATTTACCATAGACCGGCAGGTTCGGGTCTCGCCAGTCTGGGCGGGTGTCAGGCTTGGGCTTACGCTTCATATCCGTCTCTCTATAGGTTTCACCAACCCAAGGGCTACAAGTAGGCTTCGCCCGGCGATCTTGTTCTCTTCCGTCGGTCGTTCTAGCTCTCGCAGGTTCGCTTGGAGTTCGGTGGTGGACATTATCAAGGGTTCTATTTCGGCCATTGTGCCGATGAATACCAAAGGCATCCCTTCGGTGTTGGTCCAAGGGAGGAACAGAGCGTAGGCGCCGGAGGACAGGCGAATGATATTACACCCGTGGTATTTGTAGGAAAGGGCTTCGGCTTCGTCTGGATCAGGCATTGAGGTTCGCCTTCCAGTTTCGATCGAAATTCACTTGGAAATCTGAGCAGTAGGCTTTAAGCATGGCTTCCGTGGAGGTTACATCGTCTTTGCAGCTTAGCCATAGCATAACATGGAGCATTAGGACGATTTGTGCCCCGTCTTCAGGACCTTCAGTTTCCTCTTTAAGGAAGGAATAGATGTATTTGGCGAGTGGAAGAAGTTCTTTAGCTGTCATTAGGTGATCCCCAATTTCTTCAGGACTTCCCTGGCCCGTTCTCTCTGCGCCTCACTGAAATCGCCCTTGGGCTTGTAGCCTTCGACAACCCCCGGGCGGGTGTAGACTTCACCAGAGTATTCTTTGGTTCTAGCGAAGAGGAGTTCGAGGATTTTGGCCAAACCAATGGCATCACGAGGATAGACAGTGATGTACGGGCCATATTGGCCAGAGAGTTCGGCGTAGATAGATCGATCATCGGCCCAGATGGAGATGGCGTTAGCCGGGCGACCGGTGGCGGCGACGGTGTCGGTCATGAGGGCAGCCTCCGCATGATTGAGGAGAAGCCTAAATCGCCCTCGATCCAATATTTAATAGACAGGTTCATGCTGTCATTGAATAGTTGAATTCTAATTCTGTTATCACTCTCTTGAATTAGCCACCATTCACCTTCGGTTGCGCATAATGGTAAACATCTTACTGGTTTGTCGGTCATATCCGCCTCCGGAGGGTAGGTTCGGGTGAGGTAGGAGCAGGCTTGGAAGTCTCTTCAATCATAGGAATATCATCTATTATTTCGTTGGGTGATAATATTGCTGTGATGGCAGGTTCACTCACCACGCCAGCTTGGTAAAATGCTAGTTGTTCTTCATCATGATGGTGAGATTGTTCGTGATGTAGCTTGTATTCGATCTGTGCAGGTTCATTCGTCACCCACCCCTGTCGATCGTAGTCGTAGAAGTAGAAGGAGTTCACTGCGCCCTTGGCGATGAAGCGAGGAAGCATGTGGCGATGGCGGCAAGAGGGGCGATGGCCTGCGGGGCATTCGCATTCATCGACGGTACAGAGGTAGGAGGACTCAACATTCCCAAGGGAGTCGAACTTTGTTATTCGGTATTGATCGCCATCTGTATGACAATTATACAACGTCGTCATAAGCCCATCCTTCCCATTGTTCGGTTTCGATATCGAAATCATAGATATCGCTTAGCTTTATCTGCTCTAGCCAATATGGTGGAATGCCTCTATCCGGATCACGTGTGGCGTGGTGGAGATAATAATCAATCACATGCAGGTTGCCGATGTCGATTTTCATCGGGACTGTCTCACAATAGTATTGAAAACCCTCTTCATTGGTCATGGACTATTCTCCAGTGGTAGAGTTGGCGGATCTCCTGATTATACTACCATTATACCACATCCAGTCCGAAAAGTCAAGTTCTTATTTGGCTTATAGGCAAATAAAAAGGGCCAGCGGATTAGGCTGGCCCTTGGGTAGGCTTGACTTAACCTAGAAGCATCTGCATTACAGCAAAACCTATGATGCCGCCTATGAAAGCTAGTAAGATATCAGCTATTTCCATGACTTCTTCTCCATCTTGGCTAATGCTACCTCAGCGTCGATATCCTGACCTCTTAGGCCTAGGATATGAAGGCTTGCCCGATAGGTGGCTTCGCCTAGGGAGCCTTCGATAAACCAAAAGCGGACTGAATGGGCCTTAGCATAGAGGATATCGCGATCTTTGGGCTCAGAGATTGTGGGCATTGGCTCACTCCAGAATGAGGAATAGGTAAACACCAGCGATTACTGCAACGTAGACAGCGCAGAGGATTGGCAAATAGGCATACATTGGCTTGCTCCTATAAAAATGCCCCAAGGGAGGCTTGAGTTCCCTTGGGGCAGAATGGGATTAGAAACCAGAGGCTCGTTCATTCTTTCGATTATACCACTGGTACCATTCGTGAGACCAGCGGAGTTCAGGCTCGGGTTCGACATCGGCTTGGGTAGGCTCAGAGGGGGCAGATGGAGTATCCACGCTTTCGGCAGTAGAAGCAACGGGAGACGTAGAGGCCTCTGATGATATTGCAGGAGGAGGGCTTTCACTCTGACCCTGTGGTGCATCGGCAGGCTCGAAGTTATCAGGATTATTGAAGTCCCCTGTGGCTGTATCCTGCTGATAGATTACAGGATTAACCTGCTCTGGCTCAGAGGGAATAGCCTGTGGTAGCTCAGGCACCGGCTCAATAGCCTTAGGATACCAAGCATCAGTAGCAAAGTCATAGTCAAGCCCTTCTCGATTAGGCTCCGGCGCCTTAACCGGTTCAGGCTTGGATGGATTAAGCAAGGACATAGCAGCAGCAGCCGCTACCTCAGCCTGCTTAATGAAAGACAAAGCCGTGTGGGCCAAATCCTCACTCTCCAAAACACGAAAGCTTGCTTCATCACGCTCTACCTCCAGAGAGCGGACCGTGGCTTGAAGGTCGTCAATCTGTTTCTTGTAGGAGATAATATTGATCTCAAGATAGGCGTTATGATCTTGAGTTGCGCCGAGTTGGGTCTTAAGAGCCTCGATCTGATCTTGCAAGACCGGGTTCTCTTCCATGGCTTTCGCCATTGCCACGAGATCGTGGACAAAGTTCGCAACGTGGGGTGACATTGAACTACTCCGTTCTAGTGAAGGCTTATTCCTTCACTCTGTGAAAAGAGGCGAGGATATCGGGGACATTTGTTGCTGTTTACAGCGATTGGCTATAAGCTGCTACAGGCTCATGCGTCCTGTTACGCACTTACGGCTATAGCCGTCCTTTGCTACCCTCGTTTGGGTCTACTGGACCCGGAGACTTGGACCTAGTGTATCCTGAGATTGTGTGGGGAAGATCGGGCTGCCGCCCATGTTATGGGCAACGCACTTACGGCCTTCTTCGTTCCCGTTCTCATTGCTACACTAGGGTAGAGGTATTGGTAGGGGCCAAGAGGCCCTCAACCTTAGTGAGCCGTGGCGGACACTCCCGCCTTTGGCTTCGCTCGCGGTGCGACCTTCCCCGCCTGAGTCTTAGACAGGGTGGACTTCTTCTTAGCATTGGCTTCGGCTGCTTTCGCAACCAGCTTCGGGCTTTCCTTAATCAAGGACTTGATAAGGTCAACCTTTACAGGCACCTTAGCACGTTCCTCAAGGTTAGCCTTGGCTTGTTCGACAATGCTTGGATCTTGCGCAAGCATTTCATTAGCCGCAGCGGTGATTTCCTTAGGCTCGACATGGGATATCTTCATCCCTGCCGCCTTGATCCCGTCTTTAACGAGGTTCTTGGCAAGCCGTCGGGCTTCGGTCATGACCGCAGCACTTTCGCCTGTCTTGGCCTTTTTGGCGAGGAAACGGATTTTCCCCGTCATAATTGCTTCGACATTCTTCTCAGCTTGAGCCATCGCTAGGGATGCAAGTTCTTCCGCATCCTTCGTGCTGGCTTTGGTAATCTTGCTCATACCACGATTAGCAAGTTCTTTAAGGCCGAGAAGCAAGGCCTCAGCGTAAACTTCCTCTGGAAGGTCATCGGTTTGAAACTTAACCGTGTCCTTACCTTTCGTGATAGGAACCGTGAGTTCAGCCATTAGTTTCACCTTTCGCTGTACTCTTATTAACCGGATAGGCGCAAGGTGAGTTAGCGATAGTCATAGGGGAATGAGGGAGTCTTTATGTCCGCGTTGGGCTACCTAGAGGTAGCGCTTCGCTTACAATACTCGATCAGATAACTCCTCGTATCCTCGCCTTCTGGCTTTGGTCCGGGTGTGCAGGGATTGCACAGGTGAGAGGGCGGGTTGGAGTTAGTTTAGTTCCTTTGTCTTTTGTTGCTCTATCACTTCAGCAACATGCATCAAAATGCTGTATACATCCTCGTTAGATATTCCAGTATTTGATTTGAATTGATGAAACATCTCAACTAGCTGCTCAGCCATATCTTCTTTAACCTTGGCTATATAGCCACTGATCCAGGCTATGGCTTCGTTTTCTGATGTGGTGTGGTGAACAATTTCACCACTAAACGAAACAGTCCATTTACTGTCTTGACCTTCAACGCGGTAACTCTGTTTAATCATTGGCTTGCCCTCCTTATTGCCGATAAGGTCTAAGTGTATTCGCATAGCTTGGCTCCTATGCCCTCTCGCCGATGCAATCCCTAATCATCTGCTCGTTAGGACATACCAAGGCTTGGTATGTCCCTTTGGTTACGGCCTGTTAAAACTTCGCCGGGTATCCCTCAGCATATGGCACAATACTCATTACCACGCTTGTGCAATTAGGATACTGTTCAAGAATACGCGACATAGCTGCGTCAAGACTAGCTTCTTTGGGGAGATTGTAATCATACTCAGCTTGATCAGAGTTAACTGAGACCCAAATAGCATATTTCATTCCCTTCTCCTTTGAGTTTATACGCTGTGTATGTTCCATTCCCTTGCCACACTTGCAGCAGCGTCATAAGCATCTTTTAATGCCTTAGCTGCAAAGTTAAAGGCTTGATCTTCGCTTGGGAATGTCACGTTGGGCCAGTACTTACAATCAGCCCCACAACGTATAGCCGGATGATATGGACCTAAGCCATAACTTGAGGCAATGGTCCTAAACTCAATCCTGATTTCATCCATAGTCCTTCCCCTTAGGGCGATATGCCCTAATGAGCAGATGATCGGACTAGCTTTCACTGGGACATATCATTGCTGATATGTCCCTTTAGGCTTACGTCGGCCTAAGTGCTATAAAATCATACGGTGTAAGTCGTTTTCATGCTTTTCTCCATTAGGGCGATATGCCCCAGTGAAGGCTGGTCCTAGACGCGGCTAATCTGCCTTACGCCTTGTAGTATGTAGAGTGTTGATTACTAAGCATGACCCTGGCCATGCAACCGCCACTCATTGTCAAACAGCCCGGGTATGGTCCCGTCACCTAGGGATGATATTGGTCCCTAACCATGTTTGGCAATACGCTTATCGTGCCATTCCTGTTCACTCACCTGCTTATGCTCGTCCTTATCTGACACTCTAGGCCAGTGAGGATTGCAAATCCCGATATGCTCGACAAGATGGCGCTTTAGACTAAACTTATGTCCACACTTACAGTAGAACATAGCCTTCGCCTTTCGTAAGGTTAGCTTGGCGTGTTGCAAGCCTAACCATTAGTTATGAATAGCATATTCCCTAAGGCGATGGTGTAACGCCTCAAGCCTGCGATAGTAAGCTGTAGCCTCTGGGAAGCTATTCCCTTCCAGATCGACACAGAGTTCATTCTGTGCATCGATGATCGCTTGGGTTAGGTCTAATACCTCTTGGATAGTGAAGTCCATAGCCTATCTCCAGCATTTCGCATCATGGCCAATTATACCACGAACAAATCGCGAACGCGATCACGATATTGTGAATTCCGTTCACGAATTCGTGATGCGCTGTGATAATCCCTACTGCCTAATCAGCTTATCTATCAAGCTAATCTTCGGCGTTGCCATCTCTTGCCATCTTGGCTCAATATCATCAAGCTTATGCTGACAATCCTGACACATATACAACCTCGTCTCCCATTGCCTGTCGCTCCCACGCTTTGCCTCGAACTGGGGCTTACATAGCAATACCCAAACATTCCCTGACTGTATCAATGCATGCCAGTGCAATTTGTTATTCTTACTCCGGCCTACTATCATGGTCCTACCTCTCTCAATTCTATCCCTATTATAGCACAATCCGCTGGTGATATCAACAACGTTTTCCAACTATCTTCGGTCTTCACCCCGTTCCCTTATCCTCCTCCTTATCCCTATCCCTATCCCCCCCTTATAGCCTTATTCCGGATCATATGGCGTCTGTGTCCCTCCCTACCCCTTCCTGTCCTATTGGTGATATATATATAGATGGTATAGGAAGGGAAGGCAACAGGGTGGCAGGTACAGGAAGGGACTCGGAATGAGGTGGGCAGCCAGACACGGCTTATGTTTGAAGATAAGGCTATAAGAGGAATATAAGGATAGGGATAAGGTAGAGGATTAGAGAATTGTTGGCGACCGGACATTATCATCACGATTTTGTGATTTGCGTTGATGGTCGAGATGTGAGACCTTGGCGATGTGGCCAGCGCATTCCGCGCAAATGGCCCAAAGGAGCGAAGATGAACGAAGTAATCTCCCTCAAGGACTTACAAGCCCAGATCGTCAAGCTGCAAGCCGACAACGCTGCCCTTCGCCAGGCCTCTGAGCGGAAGATCACCTGCAAGGTCACCGAGAAGGGCGGCGTCAGCGTCTACGGCCTCGGCCGCTTCCCTGTTACCCTCTACGGCAGCCAATGGGATAAACTCTCTGCCAACATGACCGCCATCATGGCCTTCGTCAACGCCAACCGCAGCCTACTCTCTACCAAGGACTAGCCTTCCCTACCACACTGCCTTACCTACAACAGGCCCCGGGATCGACCCCCCGGGGCCAAAATTTTGTCTTCCCGCGGGGAGGCAGAGGACCTTGTTAAATTTTATCGTGTTTTTCAATAGCCCATACTTTGCGAAATCTTTCCGCTTGACAAATGGGAAATTGTTTAGTAGACTGGTGAGGAAAGGTGGGAAGTGATTTGATTGTGGAAGGATTCTTTGAGGTATCGTCGATCCTGCGGAGTGGGGTGTATGTCCTCGTTCATAAGGGAGTTGTCATCTATGTTGGGAAGAGCAAGGGAATGCTTTCACGAATCTATGCGCATAAATCCATGTGGGGTCAGAAGGCACGGGGCAAGGTTCCTGATTGGCTACCGATCAAAGGCATCCTCTTTGACGAGGTCTTTGTTAGGCCTTGTCCGGTCGATCTTCTCGACGAACTCGAACTGGAAATGATCAATCTCTACAAGCCAAAGTTCAACACCAGACTTAAGTCCCCAGGGGCCACCGATCGGCCCTTTAGCGTTGTGGTAAACGGAGTAACCTTGGCCTTTAATGCTAAGCCAGCCCCAATCGAAAGGCGAATCTAACCGTGCCCCTCCATCGAGGTAAAATCTCTACCAAGCCTGAGATTCTCAAAGTGAGACCGCTCACTAGGGAAGACTTGGCATTGGTCTTAGATAAGCGAGCCGATGGTGAGGGCCGACCAGTTGTAGGTGCTGTTCGTCGATTCCGTGACCCTCACCATCGCGTCGCTCGCCTGTTCGCCTCTGGCTTGAGATTGTCTGAGGTTGTCGAACGCTGTGGTTATTCCTACCAGCGTGTCCACACCCTCTCAACCGACCCTACCTTTCAACAACTAGTTACCAAGTATCGCGAGAAGGTCGATGCGGCCTTCGTCGCCAATGCCGATGAATTCTACGACCTTGCCACTTCCAACATGCGCAAGGCTGAAACCATGATCGCCGAGCGGCTCGAAAAGGCTGAAGAGGAAGAGATCGACCTTCCACTCAAGACCCTAGTCGACATCTCTGGCGATCGCATGGATCGATTCGGCTATGGCAAGCGCCAGACTAATCTCAACGTCAATGCCGACTTTGCCTCCCTACTCGAAAAGGCCATCGTCCGTTCCGGTAAAACCATTGAGGCGACGGCTATTCCTTCTCCTCGCCTCACTCCTCCGAGGGATCGCCTGCCGCTAGCCTCGGAGGAGTTCTCTATTGAGGCCGAACGCACCCCCGGTCCTCAATCCCCTGAGCGGGAATCGCGCCCACCGGTCGCTCAGGGGGCTCAACAAGTGAAGGAGCGACTCCTTCGCCGAGTCTAGGACAGGTTGCTGATGACTGATTATGGAAGAATTGGCTTGGTTCAACCATTTGATCTCC